GTGAGTACGAGATCGAGACTGGGCACCTCACTCTGGAAGTGACCTTCTCGCTCGTAGACTTGTCTGAGGGCGACCAGCCGATGTACGCCGCTGCCATCGACCTGGGTGGTGGCGTCGAGGATGTGAGGATCCTGTGAGTGAGGAGCGTTGGCCACAGCCCCCGGTGGACTACACCTCGCGCGACTTCGCGTCGTTCCGCGAGCACTTGATCGAGACGATCCCCAACCGGGTGCCAGAGTGGACGAGCCGCAACCCGTCCGACTTCGGGATGGTGCTTGTCGACCTGTTCTCGTACATCGGGGACAACCTCTCGTTCTACGCTGATCGCATCGCCAACGAGGCGTTCCTTCGTACGGCGGTGCGTCGGCGCTCGGTGCTCGACATCGCCAAGATGCTCAACTACCAGCCCACAGCGGGCACGGCTGCCCAGGTCGAGTTGCAGATGGAGGTCAGCGAGAGCCTGGGATCGGTGACAGTGCCGCGCCGTACGAGAGTCTCGACTGTCCCTCAGGTTGGTGAAGGTGACATCGTGGTCTTTGAGACCGACGAGGAGATCACGCTTGTCGGTGACGATCCCGAGCAGAGGGTCAAGCACGTCTGGGCCACTGAGGGGGAGACCTTCATCTGGGAGGAACTGGGGGAGCGCTCGACCGGGCGACCTGGCCAGCGCCTAGCGCTTCCCTACAGCCCGATTGTCAAGGACACCGTCGAGGTCCGCATCGATGAGGGCGCGGGTCCGATGATGTGGCGGCAGGTAGGCAACCTGCTCGACGCTGGGCCACGGGACGCGGTCTACCAACTCGACGTCGATGAGGAGGAGACGACCTACCTGCTCTTCGGGGACCGGGTTCACGGCAAAGTGCCTGCGACCCAGGCTGTGGTAGAGGCCAGTTTCCGGGTTGGTGGGGGTCGGCGCGGCAACGTCGCTGAGAACACCATCATCCAGTTCGTGGACGTGGTCGACGGGGTGCTGTCAGTTGTCAACCCGAACCCGGCACGAGGGGGCGCAGACCCTGAGTCCACCAACGACATCAGGGTCAACGCTCCCCGTGCCATGGCCGCGACGAACCGAGCAGTGAGTCTGCGAGATCACGCGGTTCTGGCGCTCCAGGTTCCTGGCGCGGCGCGTACGAGCGCTGAGCAGACCGGGGATCGTGAGGTCACGGTCTACGTCGTGCCCTACGGGGAGGAGACTGTGCCTCCGCGACTCCGTGATGCGCTCGATGACCACTTCGACACGCGCAAGATCTTCGGCCACACGGTGGTCATCGCGGACCCGACTTACGTCGGGATCAACATCACGATGGATCTGCAGGTCAAGGAGACCTTCTCGCGGCAGCGCACGCAGGAAGCGGTTGAGGATGCGCTCAAGAAGGTACTGGACTTCGATCGCGTGGACCTCAATGACCGGGTCACGCTCAGCCAGGTCTACCGCGCCTTCTCGGTGATCGGTGGAGTGGACTTCGGTGTGGTGACGACACTGGCACGAGATGGTGGCTCAGGAGCCAATGACGTGGACCTTGGAGTCAACGAGTTCCCGGTCGAGGGGACCGTAACGATCAACGCCACTGGTGGAGTGGACTAGGAGCGATCATGGCCAGTTACCCCGGCAACGTCCGTGTGTTCGCCGAACACGTCGATCTCGAAGACGTCGTTCGTGCGGCGCACATGAACGATGCCCAACGAGAGATCACAGCGACTCAGCAGGCGCTGGGGTCCATGCCACAAGGCACACACAGCACGGTTCGAGCGCGCTTGGAGTCGCTGGAGAGCAGCCTCGCCGAGATCCCCACAGGCAGCGATCCGTACCCTCAGTACCTCACTGAGGCGCGACACGCGGCGTTGACCCACGGCTTCGTGAGCCACAACGCGCTGAGCAACCTTGCTTCTGGTGACCCTCACCCGCAGTACCTGACCCAGGCCCGTGGCGACGCGAGGTACGCGCAACCTGGGGACATCCCGACGATCCCAAGCCACAACAACCTCTCCGGGCTGACGTCTGGTGATCCTCACACCCAGTACCTGAACCAGTCGCGAGGCGACAACCGCTACTCGCAACTCAGCCACGGCCACGCTCCAGTGCTGGGCACGATCGTCTTGGATAGACGGCAGTACAACGCTGAGTACTCCGCTGAGACGACGAGAGTGTTCGGCTCCACGATCACCGTTCCATCTGGGTGGGATAGTTACGATGCCGTGCTTCACGTCACGGTCCAGGTCCACAACCTGGCTAACGTTGGTCACGGGATCGGGTGGCTCCTCTACTTCAACGATATGACCATGAATACCGGTACCGAGCGGTGGCAGATCATCGAAGCCGGGCCTGCCTACTCTCGTGAGTACACCGTCCACATGCACGGTACACGGGCGTTCTCTAGTGGAGGAAGTGGTGAGCGTCCTTACGAGATCCACCTCCGTGCGATCGGTGGAACCTCGAACATCCGAGTGCGTCACGTCGTCATGTCAGCCACCGTCGTCCGCACTGGCTAAGGGAGCCTCGCTGTGCCTGTGATTGGGTCGGTCTACGGCTACACCGTCTATGGCGACAACGTTTACGGGTGGCTGCGCGTTGAGTACGACGTCGAACCCTTCCGTGCGACCTCTTACGACTACGGCAACCTCACCGTTATTTGGCAGATCCCGACGGGGCAGTGGAACGCCATGAGACTGGTGCGGAGCCTCACTGGGTTCCCGGTCCATGAAGATGATGGGGAGATCCTCTACGAGGCTCCCCGAGAGGAGGTCGATCCCCAGGTCCACGATGAAGGGCTGGAGCCTGGCGTCTTCCACTACTACTCGTTGTGGGCCTACATCGAGATCACCGTAGACGACCAGACCTTCTCGACGTGGCGACGGGCAGGTAACGCGATCGGGATCCCGCTCAAGGACTTCGGCTACCAGGAGAAGATGCTGAGCCTGCTGCCCGAGTTCTACATGGATCGCGACCGTGACCTCACCACACAGCGGGAGGAGCGGGGTCCGTTAGAACGCACCATGCGGATGTTCGGAGAGCAGTTCGACCACATCCGTGGTGAGTATGAGACGCTGCTGCACCTGCGTGATATCGACAAGGTCTCTGAGGGACTGCTTCCTCTTATGGCCCATGAGTTCGATATGGAGATCGAGGGGGAACTGGGGGCCACCTACTCGCGCCGGATGATCCAGAATGCGGTCTACATCTACCAACACAAGGGCACCAAGTTAGGGATGCGAGCCTTGGTCGCGGCGGCAACAGGGTGGGACTCGGATCCCTACTACGATGAGACCGAGGGCAAGGTCATCGTCCCGCTGTTCCCCGACCGCCTCAACCTCATCCCCAACCCCTCATTCGAGACGGTGATGACGGGATGGGCCTCAGATGCCCACACAGAGGCGCAGAGGGACGAGACGACCTCCCGGTACGGGGGAGCCTCGATGAGGCTGCAGCGAGCATCTGGTGGCGATCCAGGGGCACTCAGGGCTTTCGCTCCCAGCGAGATGGACATCCCGGTAGCGATCTACGGGTGGACGAGTTACGGCGACGAGAGCGTGACCTACGCTGACGACACCTACGAGTTGGAGGGCGGCTTCCAGGCCGCGATGATCCCATTCCGGCCTTCCCCGGTAGCCTTCTGGCATCACTACACGTTCTCGGCGCATATCAAGAGCGAGATCTCCCGCACCGCGTTCCTGGTAGTGAGTTTCTTCGATGAGAACAAGGAGTTCGTGACGTCGGCGCGCTCACGGCCGTTCACTACCTCGACTGAGGAGTGGGTTCGTCCGTGGGTTCGGGATCTTGTTCCCCGCCACGTCCACTTCGCGGCTGTGGCTGTCGAGATCCAGGGCACCGAGGATGAGTCTCATTGGGTCGACGGCGTGCTGCTGGAGCGAGCGGACGAGGCGCTTCCGTACTTCGACGGATCCTTCGAGCCGCTCTCCTGGTACTTCTGGGACCAGAACACCCATCAGAGCGCGTCGTACTTCTACGATCGCAGGCTGCCCCGGCAGAACCGGCTCGCCCAGTTGATCCCCGAGCACATCCCGATGGGTCTGGACTTCGAGATCCGGGTCGGGGAAGGAGCGCTGGCTTGGGGTCAGCCAGATCTGCAGGGTCCATGAGGCAGGGTAGGTAGACTCTGCCTATCCAGCCAGATAGACTGACCAACATGACCTTGCTTCTCATGTCTCTCGCCGTTCTCGTGCTCGCCGACCTCTTCGAGCAGGTCACCGACGACTTCATCTCCGTCGGGGATGCCATCGGAGTACCGGCCTGGGTCAGGATCTTCTTCGCGATCTTGGTCGCGTTTGGTCTGGGAGCGCTTCTTCGGCTAGACATAGCGAACTTGGTCTTGCACTCCCTTGCTGCTGCAGGGGCCGCAGGTCTTCTGAGGCTTCTCGGCAACATGTTGAGTGCGGTGCGCGTTGGACTGCTCCACCGCTTGAGACGATAGAACCGCGACACGAACATGGAGAATCAGATGGCAGATAACCTCACGATCGGGATCATCGGACAGGGAAAGACCTCCCCGGAGAGTGCCACGGCGCTGTTGGACAACTTCATCGACTCTCGCGAGGTGGCGGATGACGAACTGCGGTTCGTCTTCGCGTTGGACGAGACCTGGGACGAGGTCAAGAGCGAGATCTGGGAGTACTACGAGGACTTCGACTACGAAGTCGTTTACAACGATGACGGCGCAGACCTCAAGGTCGCCAAAGCCCTTCTCAAGGATGCGGCTTCCAAGCACAAGGTCCAGAGGGTGGACAAGAAGATCGTCCAGATCCTCGACAACGTGGAGGGTGAAGCGGCTCTCGTGGTGCTCTGGGATCACGACTCCGAAGATCCCGAGGTCGGCTACAAGGCCGCTGAGGAGGCAGACAAGGCCGGGATCAAGGTCTACGACCTGACCGACGCCATGGACGTGGTCTCGTTCGCTGGTGAGGACGAGGAAGTCGAGGAGGACGAGGAGAAGGAAGAGGAGGTCGAGGCTGAAGAGCCCGAGGAGGCTGAGGAAGAGGAAGACGAGGACACCGATAAGGAAGAGGCTGAAGTGGCTGACGGCCCGTACACCCGAGACGAACTCGAAGCCATGAATCGCGAGGATGTCAAGGCCCTCGCGGTCAAGGCTGGCTTGGTGGACAAGAAGAGCAAGACCCACACCAAGACCTTGGTGTCGCTGTTGCTCGACCACTACGACGAGGCCGACGCTGCCTACGGCGAGGACGTGGAGAAGAACCAGAAGGCCGAGGAGAAGCCCTCCCGCAAGCGGGAGGGCAAGAAGGACGAGAAGAAGAAGGACGATCCTGTAGAGGAGAAGAGCACCCCGGAGATGGTCTCCGTGAGCGAGGCTACCGCCCACATCTCCGATAGCCTCACCAAGGCGCTGGACAAGCGCCTGAAGGAGTGGCAGACCGAGATCGTGAACGAGATCACCGGGGCGGTGGCCGAGGCACTGTCCAAGAACGGGGCCACGGCCGAGGAGCCGGACGAGGAAGAGGAGGAGGAGGAAGAGGAGGCACCACGCCGCAAGCGTCCCTCCGGCAAGCGCCGCGCGCGGCGGTAAGACCTACCGCACGAAGAGACCCCCAGGTCTGCCCGTTCCTGGGGGTCTTCTTCATGTCGCAGCCGGGATTACGGCTGAGGCTCGACGGTAACGACCTCGCCGAAGTCGGTGGGGGTCCACTCGCCGATCACGCGGTAGCCGAGCGCGGTCAGGCCGGTGTCGGGGTCGTAGTCGCCCTCCCCGCTGATGTCGTCCAGGGACGCGGTGGCGATCGGGTCGCCCTGCTCCCAGGTCTCGTTGTACTCGTCCCAGTGGGCGTCGAAGACGAGCACCTCGTAGTCGCCGAAGCCGGGGACGGTGATCGCCTGGGCCTGTAGTTGCCTCGTCTTCATCGCTGCTCCTCGGTGCTCGGGGGGGTGTAGGGGATGGGGTGGAAGTCGACGTGTGGATGGCCGTGGTGGATGTGGAGCCGCTCCTGGCCGTGGTGCCAGTGCTCGGCGTTGCCGTGGCTGTGCATCATCGCCTGGATCTGCTCGGCTGAGTGTCCCTGCTGTCCGCCTCGGTTCTGCTGACCCCAGCGCACTGCCATGGCCAGCAGCACGCCCAGGATGATCCAGGTGGGGTCCATCACACATCACGCTCCTCGAAGAACCGCTCGTTGATCCGCTCGGCGTGGGCCTCCGAGACCGTGATGTCGAACTGTTCCTCCAGGTAGTCCCACTCGGCCGCGCTGTAGGGGGCGCGGGCCTTGATGAACTCGCGGTACTCCGACTCGGAGGCAGGCACGCGGCCGTCGTAGTCGGCGGTGAAGAAGAGGGAGAGTTGGGTCATCTGACTGCTCCTTGAGTGGTCGGCGGGTGGTGCAAGACCCAATCTACACGATCTCGCACCACTTCACAACTCTTAGACTTCCTCGGGGAGAAGCCCGATGTCCATGCCGTTGAGAACCGGGACGCGGTTCACGTCCAGTGAGTAGCGAGCGCGGGTGCAGGCCACGTACAGCAGACGGTACTCCTCGGGCGTGAGGGGCCTATCTTCATCGGGCGTCGGGAAGTCGTCCAGCAGCGCCACGGTGTTCCACTCCCGGCCCTTGGCCTTGTGGGCGGTGGAGATCACGACGTCGGCGCGTTCTTCGGAGGGCATGTTGTCCAGCGCGTTGAGGATGGAGTTCACGCCGAAGGACTCGACCAAGGTGACCAGCATCTTCAGGTCTTCGCCGTCCTCCTCGTTCTTGGCGTACTGCGTGACCTCGTCGGGGTGCGAGAACATCCACAGGTCTGGGTGGCTGGTCTTGCCCGAGACCTCCAGGTCTTTCAAGCCGCGCATGAACTTGGCGATCTCGTTGCCTCCTCCTACGAGATGGGGGCGACGACCAACCTTGACCTCGTTCAGCAGCGCACCGACCGCTCCGGCGTTGGTGCGGGCCAGGCAGGCGTTGGGAGCGTCCACGACTCCGACGATGCTGGGGATCGTGTCCAGACCTTTGATGCGAAGGTCGGCGTCGAGGCGCTCCAGTACCTCGTTGGCCTTCTTCGCGATCTTGGGACCGAAGCGGAAGGACTGGGTCAGGAAGGCACGCTGCTCAGCAGGCACCGAGGCCAGGGCGTTGACCGCGCCCATCCACGAGTAGATCTGTTGCTGGGAGTCCCCGACCCACACGCGCTGGGCGTGGGTCTGGGCGTCCACGATGGACCTCATCACTGGGTTGGCGTCTTGCGCCTCGTCAAAGAGGATGAAGTCGGCCTCGATCTTGGGATTGCCGAGTTGCCAGATCTTGAGGTAGTGCTCGTGCCTGAAGGGGATCTTGCCCTCGGGCTCGATGACTCCTTCCCAGGCGTCCTCAAGCGCCTCGCTGACGATCTTTCGCACACGGCGGTTGTTGGGTCCAATCTCCGTGCGTCGACCGTTGATCCAGACTTCGTCCTCCTTGCGGTCGATGCCGGGGATGTAGGGGACGTGCTGGGGGCCAGGCTCCTCGTCAGCCGTCTGGCAGAACCGGGTCAGAGATCGCAGGGTGTGGCCCGCCAAGCGGTTCGCGTTGAAGACCTTGGTCTCTCCCCGAGGAGTCGTGAACTCGAACTCGTCGTGGCGGTCGAACTCCAGCAGGTCAGCGACCTCCCAGATCGGGGTCCGCTTGGAGTTGTGGAGTCTGGCCTTGTAGGCGTCGTTGCGGACCATCACGGCGCGGTAGGCCAGGCTGTGGGCGGTGTTGCACTTCACCCAGGAAGGGAACTTGCCCTTGCTCTCCTCCACGATCGATTTGTTGAAGGCCACGTACTGGCCATGATCGTCGGTGGCGTCGGCCAGCAGCCGCAGCGTCGAGGTCTTACCGGTGCCTGCACCGGCCTCGATGGCGAGGTTGCCCCCGTCGAGGAAGAGGTCAACGGCGTGCGCTTGCTCTTCGGTCGGCTTCATGGGGTGGATCTCCTCGGGGTCTGGTCGGCGGGTCTACGACAAGGTACTACGTGAGGAGACCGGTATCAACTACGTGATCCTGAGCATGAAGAAGGCCCCCTCACCGGAGTGAAAGGGCCTTCTTCCGTGCCTCCCGTCCTTGCCCCACCGACCAAGGAGGAAACAAGCGCGGCGGGAGCCGTGTGACGAACGCTGCGGGCGCGTGGCTCGTCTGGTCTGAGCGTACCCCGATCACGTACGTGTCACAACCTTGTTGATCTCGGGGGTACCGGTCCCTACTCTTGAGGGGTGCGTAAGTCGGTCGGCCGATCCAACAAGGCGTCTCCCTCAGACATCGAGAGAGGTCAATCACAGTGACATCGTACTACTTCGCCAGCCAACAGACCACCCAGCGCAACCCCGACCTCTCGCTCAAGGCCCAGGCGCTGCACGCGATGATCCTCGGGATGCCGGACGACTGGAAGATCTGGCACGCCGACCTCCAGCAGCGCACCGGGTGGGGCAAGGACAAGGTCAACAGCGCGATCAGGGAGTTGGTGACCTACGGGCTGTGGGTGCAGGAGAGCGAGCGGTCGATCCGGGGACAGTGCCGTTACCGCGTCCGCGAGCGCCTCGACGTGGAGATCCCCGAGGATCCTGGGGACCAGCGGATCTTCCGATGTCGGGACGACGAGGGACGCCTCGCCTACGGGAGTGAGGACTGGGGCTATCGGATGCAGAGGGGCTGGTGGGAGGTCACCGACCTCGACCCCACGCTGGTGTGGGCGCATCAGATTCTCCTGGGCTGGCCGAGCGGGTGGCAGAGCAACGTCACGATCAAGCGGCTAGCCAAGTGCTTCGCCGACGGGGAGAACACCTCCAGGCGCATCCTGGCCACCCTTGTGGAGCATGGCTTGCTCCACCGAATCCAGGGACGGGATGACGACGGGGCCTTCCGGTGGCGCACCGTGGTCACCGTCTACGCCAACAAGACCACCAACGTCATCGACCTCCAGGCTGAGAGGATCGTGAGGCGGCCTGCCTATGTCGTGGACCAGGCACGGGACATACTGGACCCTACGGGCACTGAGATCGGATCAGTGCGGATAGCAGACATGCCAAGCCCCCGCTGTGTACGTGAGACTCCTGCCAAGGAGGAGAACGTACTTCCGTCTCTTACAGAGACTCCAGTACTCTGCCTCGTTGAGGCCGAAGCACCAGAGACAGAGAATGGACCACCGGCTATGGATCAAGTGTTCGATCCCGAAGAATCCCGTGAACGGGTGACCAAGAAGGCCCAGTACAAGAAGGTGAGGCGACAGCGCAGGAAGGCTGATGCTCACCGTGGCCGTGGGCCACGCATCCTCTCGGCGGACACTGATCCGCTCAAGGAGCACGAGATCCAAGAAGTCGCAGGGCCTGTGGGTACTCCTCCAGGTGATGGACGACCCTATGAGGATGTTCGCTACACCCCCTCCCAGGCCGCTCTTGGCTCTGCAGTCCACCCGCTCTCTCCAGGCGGAACCCGCATGGATGCGGACACGGCCATCGGTCGCCTTCGGGCTCTTGGTGAGCGACCGCTGTGGGAGTGGACCTTCAAGGGACGTCCAGGGAAGATGAGTGCAGTCCATCCATCCCACCGCACCCCCTACGAGATCGCGGTGTACTTCCGCTGCGTGGCGAATGATGCAGGGCTCTCGGGAACCCACACGGGCATCGCCCGTAACACCAACATCCTCGAAGGCTGGGTCGTGGATGGGGATCTCCACCCGTGGGTGGTCTGCTACATGATCGACACCTACATCAAGGAGGCCAGGAGCCGCAAGGACGAGATCGAGGATCCCTTCATGGACTTCGTGCGCCAGTCCAGTCACCTAGAGCGTCGAGCCCGTCAGGCGTTCAAGGCTCGTCAGATCTACACCCCCGAGCAGCGTGCGATCGATGCCCGAGCCCAGGAGCGTCTGCAGGAGCACGTTCGTCAGGTGGTTGCTGAGCGTCGTCTTCGCCGCTCAGAGAGGAACCAGCAGGGTGGCTGATACCCTGCACTTGTAGGGTGGAGGCGATCACAGGGTGACGAGCCGATGCGATTTGGGTGGAAGTGGGTTCGGACTAACGGTCGCATCCTCGCCTACGTCCTACTCGCTGTCGTCATCGTCTACGGGCTCTGGCGCATCGAGATGCTGGTCCGTGAGGTCGACAGTGTTGCGCGAGAGAACGAGTTGCGGATCTGCGAGGAGCAGAACGAACTTCGTGCCTCGATCATCCTCGCGTTAGAGGACACGCTTCTCCCCCCGCGTCCTGTTCCCGAGACTGCGTCTGATGACTTGCAGGCGTTCATCGCTGAGTCCGACAAGCGCAGCGAGGAGACCATGGACAGGTTCCAAGACATTGTTGGACCGCTGGACTGCGAGAATAAGGTGCGGCAGGTTCCAAATGGTCTTCTCAGGTAAGGTGCGCGATGCCGCGCATCTTCCGCTCCCGCCGCCAAGAGTTCACGCTCTCCAGAGATCTCGTCCTCTTCAGTGCGGGCCTTCTCGGGGTCATCCACGAGACCATCATCGCTGAGGTCGAGCGCCCTTTCCTTCTCGCCCTGTTTGCTGCCATGATCGGGCTGACCGGCTTCTTGAAGGCTGAGGAGGCCCGCAAGGAGAACGGCAAGAGGCATCCAGAGGAAGACCGGACGGGGTAGGCATCATGATTGTCTTCGATATTGGGCTCTTCGCGGACGTGATCCGCGTCATCGTGATCTTCTGCGGGGCGCTGCTCGTTGGATCCCTTGTCGGGCTCGCGTTGCATCATCGTCAGGCTTCGTCAGGGGTCGGTAGTCGGATCGTGGACCCGTCTTCGGTGGTGCTGCCGTGGTGGGCGGTGATCTCCTGGGCGCTGTTCGCCTTAGCGGGTATCTGGCCTCATCTGGCCAACTTCGGATCGACAGAGATCTGGGCGGTGGTGCCGATCTTCAACTCTGCGGCGATTGTCCTTGGGGCGCTCGCGCTCTGGAGGTCTCGGGTCAGGGAACGCGAGGCTGAAGGTCGGCAGTAGTCCCGAACCAGGGGTAGTTGATCGCGGTCGGTTCGCGAGGTACGCTCCTCCCCGCTCTACCCCACCGACCACCGTGGACTCAGCGAGGAGGCGACGTGTCCCTACGCAAGCAGTGGTATGAGCGGGAGCCTCGTACCCCTCGTGAGCCGTTTGATCGCTCGATGTATAGCGCCGAGGAGTTGGACAAGAAGGACAATCCAGAGAAGTACGAGAAGATCCACCTTCGGCGGCAGGCCAAGATCCCCCAGCACTTCTGTAGGGTGCGGCTGAGCGACTATCAGATCTCCTCGGAGAAGGACGAGACCGTAGTCGCGTTCTTGGAAGGGTACGCGGAGAACTACCGGAACTACCTGCCCTACGAGAACCTCGACCATCGCGACACCATTGGGCACGGGATCGTTCTTGAGGGGCCTCCTGACCGGGGCAAGACCATGCTGGCGTGTGCAGTGCTCGGGGAGATCCTTGATCGTCAGGTGGAGTCCGCGCCTCCTCAGGAGCGGAAGATCTTTCGAAGCCGGTACGTGCCGATGGCCCAGTACGCCAAAGACGCGCGCCTCTCTAACGGCCCCGAGGGAGACCTCGATGTCGATGCCGCGTACCGACGTAAGCGTCTGGCCGATGATGCGTGGTTCCTCGTGCTCGATGATGTGGGAAAGGAGTACGTGACATCGTCGCGGTTCATCCAGAAGGAACTCGCCTACCTGCTCCGCAGTCGGTACGACCGAGGCAAGCCCACCATCATCACGACGAACGAGCCGCTGTCGGTCTGGGCTGATTCCTATGACGCGGCCACGACCTCGTTCGTGGAGCGCACTAACTACTTCTTCGAGGATGTGGGCGTGAATCGAGAAGAGCGGGAGAGCGTAGATGAGCGTGCTGCTTGGGGCGGACGGAATCGCTCTACGCACAAAGACAAGACGAGGACAGAGCGCGCTGAGAAGCGTGAGAGGCAGAAGAGGAAGAAGGAAGAGGAGGGTTCATGAGGCACGGCGACATCTCGTCCCGTACGGCACCTCGTCTGGTCTTTGTGTGGGAGCACCTACTCGCGCACCTGCCCACAGAACGTCGTCGTGACTGGGACAAGATCATGCGGCGTCAGCGCAAGCACGGTAAGACTTCCGAGGCGCTGGCGCTGTGGGTCACCGACACCACGATGATGGCCCAGGTCTGGCGCACCCACTGGAACCATGACTACGGCCTCGACGTCATCACCTACCTGCCTGAGCCCTTCGAGGAGCCGTTGCGACAGCGTCTTGACGCCGAGCGCACCCCGTTCGGCAACGTCACCGCCACCACTCCCGAGCGCTTCGCCTACGAGGCCAACACTCCAGGCATCGCGCGTGTGTTCGATGTCGAGCCCGAGCGGTCCTGGGTCTACGGGTCCAAGGGACGGTTCGTGCCTGATCCCATCGTCTTCGACCCCACGGCGTGAGCACATGAACGTAGAGCGGGCGCTCATCTCCAAGATCATCGAGGACCAAGACCTCTCGCTGGTCCATGAAGCGGCTATCACTAAGGACTTCTTCGACAAGACTCACGCTGAGATCTTCGAGTGGATCAACGAGTACTGGCGTGATGAGGGCGCGGTCCCCACGTCACGGGTGGTCAAGGACTCCTACCCGACGTTCCGCATGGAGAGGGACATCGAGGAGTCGCTGGACTGGCTCGTTCGCCGTCTTCAGCAGCAGCGCAAGAGGGAGTTGGTCTACGATATCCTCGCCTCTTCTCACGAGGCGATGGGCAGTCAGCGGGGACAGGACAAGGCCGTCGAGATCATGTCGGAGGGCCTTGAACGACTCAGTACCATCATCCCGTCGCTGACTGAGGAGCGCCTCGCAGAGACCTGGAAGGAGCGGATCGCCTGGTACAGGGAACTGTCGGAGACCAAGGACGAGTTGGCGGGTCTGCCCACCGGCTTCCCGGCCATCGATGAGGCCACCAATGGGCTGCAGGCTGAGCAACTCGTGACGATCATTGGCCAGGCTAAGGCGGGCAAGTCGTGGATCGCGTTGCGGGTCGCGAAGGAGGTCAGCGACCTTGGCCTGATGCCGATGTTCGTCTCGTTTGAGATGAGCGCCGACGAGCAGGCAGCGCGGTTCGACGCCATGTGTCTGGAGTGCGACAGCACCAATATCATGACCGGCAGGACTACCTCTTTACAGCGCAAGCGTCTGAAGTCGTTGTGGCAGGAGCGTGAACGTCTTGGCCAGGACATCATGATCTCTCACGATGTTCACGCGCTGACGACCGTCAACGGCCTTGCTGCGAAGATCGAGACCACCCGTCCCGACCTCGTGATCGTTGATGGTGCGTACTTGATGGATGTCGAGGGTGAGCGTGAGAACGAGCGCCTAACCAACCTGACTCGCAGCCTCAAGCGGCTCGCTCAGAAGCGGCAGATCCCCATCGTGGTTACGACCCAGGCTCTGGCGTCGAAGACCCGTCGTGGCGGTCGCCTAGATCAGAACAGCGCGGGTTACACGTCCTCGTTCCAACAGGACAGCGACGTGCTCTTAGGCATCGAGAAGCCAGACGATGACGACGGCACCATGATTTTGAGGATCCTGGCGTCGAGGAACAGCGGTTTGCGGAGCATCGAGATCGGCGTGGACTGGTCCATGAGCACCTTCAAAGAGTTGGGTGATGCGCTCGATGACGCAGACTTCGACTAGCGGCTACGTCCCAAAGGACGTTCAGAGCGCGGTTCGCCAGTTGGGGATCGAGCCTGCTCGTATCACCGGGGACGAGATCTGGGCTCGGTGCCCAGGGCACCCTCGACTGTTGGGACGCCAGGACCGCAATGTGGGCTCTTGGTCGGTCAACGCCAAGACTGGTCAGCACTTCTGCTACGCCTGTGGGTTCGGGGGATCGTTCCTGAGCCTGGTGAAGTGGGTGACTGGATACGAGCAGGGTGAAGCCAAGGGCTGGATCGTCAAGCACGGTCTGCGGTTGGAGATGGAGGCCGCGCCAGAGGAGTCCGGGGAGTACGCCCCACAGGTGGACGAAGCGAGCCTGGTGCTGTTCACCTCGGTGCCGCGCTTGGAACTGGAGAGGCGCAACCTCTCGCGGGAGTCGGCTCGACACTACGGCATCCTCTGGGACTATCGCGAGGACCGTTGGGTGCTCCCGATTCGTATGCCTGACGGTACGTTGCTGGGGTGGCAGTACAAGGACGCGCAGGGGACCGAGAACTACCCCGCAGGGATGCAGAAGCGGCACACACTCTTCGGTATTGATGTGGTCGAGCCCAAGACCCTGATCCTGGTGGAGTCTCCCCTTGATGCGGTGAGGATCCACTCCGTGGGCTATGACGGTGCGGTGGCCAGCGTGGGCAGTTACGTGCGCCCGGAGCAGATCGATTTGATTGATGATCGGTCCACGAGCCTGCTGCTGGCCATGGACGATGACCCTGCTGGGTGGAAGTCGGCAGAGAAGATCTATCATGCGTTGCGTCATCGTATGTCGATCTTCGCTTTCAACTACGATGCGGCCGAGCCGACCGAGGATCAGAAGGATCCGGGCGACATGGACGATGAGCAGATCGTCGCAGGCATCGAGAACGCGCAGGAGGCAGGCATCTACCCAGAGATCAGGATGGAGGTGAAGAGGCCATCTTCACGGGCACGCTGAAGCCGTTTCAGCGCGAGGGGGTCAAGCGCTTGCTGGATCTCGAAGGCGGCCTGCTGTCGTACCTGTTCGGCCTGGGCAAGACCCCGGTGGCATTGGCCTGGGCCGAGGATCTCATCGAGTGCGGTGAAGCCGATACGGGCTGGGTGGTCTGCGAGCCTGGGTTGAAGTACCAGTGGCTCGGTCAGGAAGGTGACCTGGCCAAGGACATCAAGCCCTCGGGCATCAAGGGGTTCACCGACTCGCCAGCCATCGTCATCGACGGCACCCCCGAGCAGCGCCGCACACAGTACGCCGAGGCCAAGAGCGGCAAGTATCGCTACATCGTCCTGGGCTACCCACAACTTGTAGATGAGTGGCGCAAGGTCATGACCCTGCCGCGAGACTTCATCATCGCGGACGAGATCACAGCCATCAAGAACCCTCAAGCGGCGCGCTCTAAGGTCTTCTATGACGAGCGCAAAGCACCGAAGTTGTGGGCACCACGTCGTCTCGGGCTCACGGGAGCCCCCATTGAGAACAAGATCGAGGATGCCTACTTCATCTTGCGGTGGATCGATCCCGAGGTCTTCGGCCCACCTCATGTCTTCGAGAAGGTGTTCATCGAACGCGACCGCTTCGGCAACGTGATCGAGTGCAAGGATCCCCGGCTCTTCAACCGTCTGCTCAGCCAGGTCATGGTGCGCCATGAGCAGACAGACGTGGAAGAGAATCTTCCTGAGATCAGCGGGGGAGGCATGGATCCTCGGTGGATCAAGGCAGATCGGGACACTGCGGATCTCTACCATCATGTCGCTGATGCGCTGATCGAGGAGTTGGATGAGGCCAAGAGGTCGTTGGGAAGGTCGTTCAACATCTGGGCTCACTATGCGGGCCACAAAGACCCTCAAGCCGACATGATCCGTGGTCGGGTTATGAGCAAGTTGCTGTGCTTGAGGATGTTGTGTGACCACCCGGATCTGCTGCACGTCAGTGCCGACAAGCACGTTCGCACCGAAGGCAAGCATGGGGCTGCGTACGCGGCGGTGCTCAAGGAAGCAGGGTCTATTCTCCCCCCAGGCTCGAAGTCCCCGAAGGAGGCGGCGCTCCTGCAGCGGGTCTCAGAGATCCTCGGCACCGAGGAGCGCAGCAAGGTCGTGGTCTTCACGAACTTCTATGAGGCGTTGCAACTGCTGGAGCAGAGCCTGTCCCAGGTCGCGCCGCTGGTGACCTACCACGGCTCCAAGAACGCCAAGGCCAAGGACGTCGCCAAGCGTCAGTTCCTCGAAGACCCTGCCACGCGCATCTTCCTTTCCACTGATGCGGGCGGCTACGGCCTCGATCTACCCGCTGCTGACCACCTCATCAACTTCGATTTGCCCTGGGGTGCGGGCAAGCACGGCCAGCGCAACGCGCGTATCGTGCGGATGTCCAGTCAGTTCGCTGAGGTCCGTCAAGAGGCGCTGCTCATCGACGGCTCGATCGAGGAGTGGATGCTCGACATCATCGAGGTCCAACTCAAGACGAGTCAGGCCCTCGTGGACGGTGAGGCGCGCCGGGGGTCCATGGATGTCGAGATCAGGAGCCTGAGCAAGTTCTTGGCAAACTCGTCCGTGTGAGGTATAGTTGCTACCGCCTTGCCGACTACTTGAGGAGACCGAGATGCCCACCGTCCAGAAGCGCAAGAAGAAGGGCCTCAACAAGGCTGCAGTCAAGGAGTGGGTGCGCCAGTTCGTCACTCTCGACAGCGAACTGAAGGACATCGAGCGCCGCAAGAAGGATCTTCGCAACCGTCTCTCTGAGGTGGTCGAGGAGCACGGACAGCCAGACGAGAACGGCCACCAGTTCTTCGATCTCGGCGAGGCCGTCGAGGGCTACCACCTGCTCAAGCGCGAGTGCCGCCGGACGGTGCGGCTCGACACCGAGAAGACCATGGCGCTGTTGGAGGAGCGCGGTCTGGTGGACGCGGTTGTCTCCTGGCAGCCGGTCATCGATGAGGACGCGCTCTACGCCCAGGTCTATGAGGGCACCGTCACCGCCGAGGAGATCGAGGCCCTGACCACCGAGAGCGTGAACTACGCCTTCAAGCCGGTGAAGTGATGAGCGACGATGACCCGGTCCTCCAGAAGTTCATGCATCCTCGGGTTGACCATCCCGAAGACTTTGAGCCCGATGATGCCAACGAGGTCTTGCCTGGGGATGCGGAGGATGAGGAGGACGACCCTCCCAAGAAGACTTGGGAGGACCGGGCCGTCATCTACCTGTTGAACGGCAAGCCGGTGCCGCTCTACCCCGTAGGGGCGATGGCCGAGGCTCTCCATCGCAAGTCGGTCACGATCCGCTCGTGGGAGCACAAGGGGTGGTTCCCGCGCACGTTCATCACTGGCCCGGTACAGGCTCGTGGCCGAAGACGTCTATACACCCGCGAGATGATCGAAGGAGCGCGGGAAATCGCCAGGGATGAGGGGCTGTTCGTGGAGCCGCAGAAGGCTCCCAAGATGGAGAGCACCAACTTTCCTGAGCGGGTTCACCGGCTGTTCGCTGAGATCCGTCAGATCTACGGATTGGAAGAGGAGTGAGACTCTCCCGAGGATTCCGGCTCAGTGCCAAGGTGCAGGACTACGAGAACTACTCTTTCGAGGTGTGGGCCAGTCGGTCCCACCATGACTACGGCCTGACCGACGACGAACTGGCCGCGCTCTCCGACGAAGAGCGTGAGACCATCGAGAGCAAGATCCGTGAGGACATCAGTGAGGAGTTGATGTCACAGGCTCGTGATGAGATCTCGCACATGCAGAAGATCTGCGAGCCAGGGAGCGTGGTCCATTCGTTCCTCGATCCCGAGAAGGAGCAAGCGCCCAAGCGCCGTCGCAAGCGCACCCGCTGAACGAGAAGGAGAACACACACATGGCACGAACCACACAGCGCCGACGTCGGACCCGCGACGCGGAGGAGACCCCTGTCGAGGAGGAGTACGAGGCCCGTGCTCGGGAGGAGGACGAGGAAGAGGAAGAGGCTCGTCCCCGTCGCAAGAGCAAGAGCAAGAAGAAGGAGAAGAGCAGCAGCAGCAAGTGGGATGAGTTTCGCGCGAAGGGAGGAGGCAAGACCGGGTTCCCCGATCGGCTGAAGTTCGAGATAGACAAGCCCCTGATCGTGAAGTTCCTGTCCTCTGATCCCTTCTCGGTGTACTTGCGCCACTGGATCAACGAGATGCCGCGCGGTGAGCGCAAGTCCTACGTCTGCACTGAGGAGGACGACTGCCCCTTGTGCGAGGCCGGTCACGAGCCTGAGACTCGCGTGGCGTTCAACGTCGTCGTGGTGGGCAAGGACGGTGAGTACGAGGAGCCCTCCGACGTCAAGATCTGGGAGTGCCCCGCAGGTTTGGCTGCGACCCTCAGTGACCTCAACGAGGACAAGCGCAAGGGGCCGCTCGACAAGGAATACTGGGAGGTGTTGCAAGAGAAGCAGAAGAACGGCTTCATCGGCTATCAGGTCCACTACCTCAAGTCCTCAGATCTGGAGGAGGACTTGGATATCCCTCCGCTCAACGAGGAGGAACTGGAGGCGTACGAAGACCTGATGTACACCGAGAAGGACTACGTCAAGGCTGAGGACATCGAGGACTTGGAAGCCGCTGCGGACTTCGTCGCGAACATCGATCACGATGATGACGACGAGGAGGAAGAGGAAGAGCGTCCTCGCAAGCGTCGTAGCAGCAAGAAGTAAGGTATGACGAGAAGGCGTCGGGCTCCCTTCAGCGAGTGCGTGATCTTGGATCCCGATGTACTGAAGCAGAGAGTGAGTGACACTCTGGAGACCGACGCCTTCGTTTTCGACGTCGAGACTCGTGGCGAGGATCCGCTAGACGTGAAGCGGAATGACGTCTTCTGGATCACGATCGGGTCGGCGGCGGGGATCTTCACTGTTCCGCTTGGCCATTCTGTCGGGGAGATGAAGACTGAGGCGTGGAAGCAGAAGGAGCCGTGGTACGACTACGCGAATCTCACGAAGGCGGGGAACCCTCGCAAGAAGTGGAGGATGGTCCACTATCCCGCCGTATTCACTGACCCGCCGCATCAGATTCGTCGCGATCAGGCGTTGCCGATCCTTGAGCCGTTGCTGTTCAGTGATGCGCTCAAGGTCGGATGGAACCTCAAGTTCGACGTCAAGAGCATCGCCAAGTACTACGGCGAGAGGATTCTTCCTGGTCCCTTCTGGGATGGGGAGGTGGCTGAGCACATCCTCAACGAGAACCTCGTCACCAAACGCCTTGTGGATGTCGTGCAACGGGCCTACAAGTTCCAGATCGAGCCAGTGGCAGCGGGCGGCAACATCGATGAGCAGCCCTTCAGTGCTGTGGCCAAGTACAACTTCCGTGGTGCGACCTTCAACTGGATCCGCTTCAAGCACCAGGAGCAGGCCATCTTTCAGCGCGGGTTCAGCGAGATCATGCGCCTTGACATGGATCTGCTGGAGGCACTGGCCCATGCCGAGCACGCAGGCGCTCGGATCAACATCGCGCTCATGGATGAGTTGCGTGAAGACCTCGACCACCGCATGAAGGAGGTCAAGGCACTGATCTGGCGTGAGGCCGAAGAGGAGATCAACCTCAACTCCAACGACCAAGTCGCGTGGTTCGTGTACGAGCACCGTGGCCACAAGATCCCTGGGTGGACCTCAGGCGGCAAGCAGGGAACGCCCAAGCCCAAGACCGATGAGGCAGCACTCAAGCCACTGGCGAAGAAGGACCAGTACATAGGTCGGATCTTGGAGCACGCGGAACTCTCCAAGATGTATGGCACCTATGTCGAGGGAATCCACAAGCGGCTCAACGATGAGCACGTTCACCCGAACCACCGCATCGCCAAGGCAGTCACTGGAAGGCTGTCGTGCAGCGATCCAAATCTTCAGAACATCCCAGCCCCTCGTAACGATCTGGGTCGCAAGATCCGGGGCATGTTCGTGCCGCCCGAGGGGTCCAGGCTCTTCGTGGCTGATTACGCGCAGATCGAACCTCGGACGTTGGCCCACTTCTGTCAGGATCCCGAACTGTTGAGGATCTTCCGGGCTGGCGAGGACGTCTACACCGGGATGGGGGCGCAGGTCTACGGCAAGCCTCAGAGCGAGGTCGAGAGGGCTGAGCGGGACGCGATGAAGGTGCTGGTGCTCTCGCTGATGTACGGCGTGGGCATCGGCAACATCGCAAGCCAACTCGGGGTTACGATGAAGCGGGCCAAGAGGCTGCGGAACGACTTCTTCAAGTCTTTCCCGACCGCGTATCGGTGGATGCAGCAGACCATCCGAGAGGCCCGCTTCCATGACTCGCCGCACACCACGACGTTGATGGGTCGCAAGCGTCGTCTTCCCGATCTTCGAAGTCAGGACGAGGCCGACCGTGCCCGAGCGGAGCGCCAGGCCATCAACCACCGAATCCAGGGAACTGCTGGCGAGATCATGAAGACTGCCTTCGTGCGCTTGCACCGTGCTCTCCCCGCCAATGAGGGCATGTACGTGATACTGACGGTTCACGACGAGGTCGTGGGGGTGACGCCTTCCGATCGTGTCGACGAGGCCGTATCCTTGGTGAGTGAGGCGATGACTGGACCTGGGATCCAAGAGATGCTCGATGTCCCGATCGAGGCCGAGGTCAAGATCGTGGACGACTGGAGCCAAGCGAAGTGAGGACGAGATGAGCAGCGGATGGTGGACCAAGCGGCTGACGGGCCAGGCCCCGATGCCCCAGCCCTCTCAGATGCCCGCACAACAGCCTCAGACGGCTCCTGTGGCCCCGAACGCGCCCGCTGACCCCAACGGTCAGGTCCATGTCTCCGAGGCCGCACAGAGTTGGCAGGGGACGCATGAGCAGCGTCAGCAGACTGGCCGCTGCCAGAAGTGCGGAGGGGCGAACTACTGGGAGATCCCAAGCCGAGGCACCTACGTTCCCAAGTGCTTCGACTGCGGCTCCACGGTCTTCGTCCAGTACGGATCGGAGCAGGGAACCGGAGGCTCGCAGCAGAAGGTCAACCCCAACGCTGCGGAGTACGGAGGTCACGCTCGTCAGCCCAAGGGCTTCTACACCGGAGCCCACACTGATCAGATCATCGCGCGAGTAGGAGGCAACGAGTGATGCCCGAACTCAACGATCAGCAGTTCCCCGATGCTGTCAGAAGGGCGCGCCAGGCGGCGTTTGCGGAAGGAGGACGGGTACTGTCTGTTGACAAGTGCGCGTCGCTTCGTGCAGAGGGAGGCTGTTTCGCCGCTGCAGAAGTCTTGTCGCAAGAAACGGGTTTTCCCACGCGCCAAGGGCTGGTGCTCAACGAGCGGGATGAGTTCGTCGAGTCCGGTCCTGATTATTGGCATGCGTTCGCCCCTCATCGTGAGGACTATCAGTCCCGCCCCGACATGAAGTACAGCCGGGAGGAGTTGGAAGAGAACCTCGGAGCGGAGGCCGAGGACCAGTTCGGCGCTCACGCCTGGGTGGAGACCCCTGAAGGGGGAGTGCTGGATCCGACCGGGGATCAGTTTGGTGGTCCTGTTGGTCCTCGGATCCTTGGCCCTGATGATCCTGAGCGTGGGCGGTATTGGACGTTCCCAGATTGGCGAGGGTGAACTGATGCCGAAGAAGAGCGGTGAACGCAAGCACGGCAACCAGATCAAGGGTACGCGCCAGTACGAGGCCCTCAAGCGTGAGGGGTACAGCAAGGAGCAGGCAGCCAAGATCTCCAACGCCAACGTCGGCACCAAGAACGAATCCAAAAAAGACCGCGCCTCGAAAAAGGGCGGCAAGAAGTCGGGCAAGAAGAAGTCCTGATCCCCTGTCTCCGTTCTAAGGGAGCGAGATGCCTAAGAAGCAGACCCCTGCTGGCCTGTCTACGTCCGCTGAGATTGCCGCTGACATCAATAAGCAGCACGGTATCGGCACCATCGTCCGTGGCAGTGACGTCAAACGTAAGACCCTCCCCCGCATGACTTCTGGCTCTCTCGCTGTGGACGTGGCGCTGGGGGGAGGATGGCCCGCGAACCAGTGGGCTGAGATCATCGGCAGGGAGTCGTCTGGTAAGACCGCGCTTGCACTCAAGACCGTCGCTGCCAACCAGGCGCTCGACCCGGATTGGACGTGCGTATGGGTCGCTGCCGAGCACTTCGTGGTGGAGTGGGCTGAGGCTCTCGGAGTGGATCTCAGCCGGATCATCGTGGTCGAGGACAACATCATGGAGGTCGGCTACGAGGCTGCTGAGCGCTATGCCGAGAGCCGGTCTGTGGATGCGGTGGTGCTCGACTCCTTACCTGCCATGGTTCCCAGCGACGAAGCCGGGGCCAACATGGAGGACATGCAGGTCGGGGTCGGCGCGCGTCTGACCAACAAGTTCTTTCGGCGCATTGGCAAGGCCATGAAGCGCAGCCTGGTCGAGGACGAGCGTCCCATCCTGGGCCTGGTGATCAATCAGTGGCGTGACCAGATCGGTGGCTGGAGTCCCCAAGGCACACCGAAGACCACGCCCGGAGGGCAAGGGAAGAACTACGCCTACTTCGTGCGGGTCGAGGCCCGTCGTGGTGACTGGCTGACGGGCTCGGACAACAAGTCCAAGGTTGGTCAGGAGATGAAGTACTACACGGCCAAGAACAAGTCGGCTGCTCCGCACAAGACAGCCCACGTTGACTTCTATTTCGAGCCGTACAAGGACTTCGAGCCTGGAGACTTCGACAATGCGAAGGAGGTCGTGAGCACAGCACTGCTCTACGGCGTGCTGGAGAACCCGGCGCAGGGGTCGTACACCTACCGAGACCAGAAGTGGCGGGGCATCGAGTCCGTGAAGTCAGCGGTGAGAGACGATGTCTACCTACGGGAGTCCATGGAGAAGGAGGTTCGGGCGATCCTGGCTCGTAAGGAGAATCCTCCTGCGCCCGAGGATGAGGATCAGGAGGCGACCAAGTCCACTCCCAAGAAGCGACGGAAGACCGAAGCGGGTGGTTAGCAACGAGGAGAGGCGGCGCAGGCGCAAGGTCAAGCGCCAGGAGCGACAGACCGCTGAGGACTTCGGGGGTCGTGTAACTCCCGCTTCTGGGGCACTCTGGGGTGCGAAGGGCGATGTCGCCACATCGATGGAGATGGTGGAGAACAAGAGAACGGACGGCACGCAGATCACCCTGAAGCGCGATTGGTTAGATAAGATCTTCTCTGAAGCCGTGGCTGCGGGTAAAGTGCCCTACCTAGAGATCGAGATCGGAGGACGGAGTTACCTGTTGATGACGAAGGCCGACGGCCTAGACCTCAGAGACCGTGCCAGAGAGGAGTAGATGCCCGACATCGTGGAGCAGATATGGCCCTCGTGGATGCATGAGGGCTTGTGCTTCGGCTCTTTGAACTCGGGTGGTCGTCATCAGTATCTCCGCACGGTGGTAGCACTGGAAGGGGGCAAGGAACTGCTGGAGTGTGGCCACTATGTCGAGCCCCTGTTCTCGGCCATGCGTCGGGATCTGGTGGGAGGAGCGCCGTCGGGGAGTTACCGCAGGACGTGCGAGGACTGCGGCGGGGAGGTTGACCCCCCGGACAACATCTGGATGCCGCGCAAGGGCGGCAGGGCCTTCGAGGAGGCCCAGGTTGCGAAGTCGATCTGTAACGGGGACGAGGACCATCCCCCGTGCCCAGTACGAGACGAGTGCCTTGGATTCGCGATGGACAACAGCGTTCACCTTGGAGTGTGGGGTGGCCTGAGTCCTGAGGAGAGAGCGCGACTCCGCAGAAGAGGCCGCAGAACGAGACAGGGGCTCCCGCGTGTCCACGAAGCCGAAGTCATCCCTCTGGGATCTGGTCAAGAGCGGCAAGTCCTCGACCCGTGTGCTGGGCAAGGTCGAGCAGCATCTGCAACTCAAGCCGGAGGATGACCGGCGCACGGACATCCTGCATGTCAGCGAGATGTCCAAGCCAGACTGGTGTCTGAGAGCGGGCTACTACGCGCTGGCGGGGTACGAGGCTGCGTCGGAGGAGGTCCACTTCCGGGCTCGCGGGGTCTTCGATGAGGGTGACCGGATTCACGAGAAGTGGCAGACCCGGTTGTGGGAGATGGGCATCCTCCACGGCAAGTGGCGGTGCATCCTCTGTGACCACCGTTGGTGGGAGACGTCGCCGAGAGCCTGCCCTGGGTGCGGGTGGATCGGCACCGATCACCTGCGCTACCTAGAGGTGCCGATGGTCAACTGGGACTACCGGGTCGGAGGCCACGCTGACGGGGGCCTGGACGACGGCTACAGCCGTTCGGGGATGGTCGAGGTGAAGAGCGTTGGCGTGGGCACAGTGAGGATGGAGGCCCCGCACCTGCTCAAGGCCCACACGTACAAGGCTGATGGGAAGAGCGTCGTGGATGTAGAAGGTCTGTGGCGCGCGATCCGCAGTCCCTTCCCCTCCCACATTCGGCAGGGGTTGCTGTACTGCTGGGTCGGGGACTACGACGAGGCAGTGTTCCTCTATGAGAGCAAGATGAGCCAAGCCCACAAGGAGTTCCGGGTCAAGCGGGATGATCGCAAGATCGCACATCTGCTTGACCAGGCGAAGAAGATAGACGACGCATTAGAGGTAGGCGCACCACCCGAACCGCCGGATTGGGCGGACCCCACCCACCGGTCCTGCAAGGCGTGCAAGTTCTATCGGGTGTGCTGGGACGAACGAGACGAGGCACAAGATGGCCAAGAAGCCGCAATGGGGAACGGACCCCAAGATCAGGAGAGCGAGGCAGAAGGCCGAGGAGACGAAGGCCCTGGCTCAGCGCGACTTGGAACTGGCTCCACGACCGGAGAAGTACCGGTCACCGCCGGAACTTCCCGACGACTTGTCTACTTTGTCCGACCGTAAACTGATGTCGGAACTGGCGCTGTACACGCGCTGGACCGACTTCCTCGACGCTGAGGTTGCCCTGGCCGAGGCCGAGGAGCGTGGGTACGAGAGCATCGTGGAAGTGCTCGAAGCCGAAGGGCTGATCAAGAACTGGGGCGGGACGTCAGGCGACCGCGTCAACATCTCCCGTGCCAAGCGAGACATCTCTCCCGAGGTGCAGGAGGCGAAGGAGCAACTCCAGGTTGCCTATGCCAGACGCAAGTTGGTGTCCACCATCTATCGCCGCGCGGAGCGCAGCGTGAACGCTCTGAGTAGGGAACTGACTCGACGCACGGAGATGGAGTCCGGCCAGCGCCGCACGCATCGGACCTCGACATGGTGACGTGTGGCTGGGTGCTCGGCCCTGTGTGGAAGAATGGCGGAGAGACTTGCCAGTGCATCCTGCCCCCAGATCATGATGGTCGGCACGAGTGCTCGTGCGGGGCGCACTTCCAGCGATGCGGGAGCCCGCCATGGTGAAGGTCGTCAAGCGCCGACCTTCCAAGACCCCACCCCCGCCCAAGGAGCCGTCGTGGTGGTGTCTCCATGGGATGCCTAAGACCTGCAAGTACATGACTGGGGTACCTTGCTCGAAGCACCCGACGAAACAGGAGGCACAAGATGGCTGACCGCGACGGATCCCTTGCTTCGATGAGGTTCTTCGCGGGCTGCCGTGGTCCGTGCGAGGCGACTGGTGTGGTGTCGGTCTACCTGGAGGGAGGGGACCAGCGCGGTGGGGGACGACTTCTAGCAAGACACGAGACGGACTTCCTGCTCCGCTTCCTATGGATGCAGGTGCATGAGTCGAGTGGCCCGCACGTCTGCGATGGCTGGCACTTCGTGCCGTGCCCGCAGTGCAGTGGGCGAGGTCTTCTGCCGTGGCACACGCGCTGGCGTCACATCCCCTACTTGCTCAAGCGTGCGCGGGCGGTTGCGCGCAGTCACTTGTTCTTGCTGCGGCAGAGACTGCCAAGATGAAGGTAAGGCGGCGCAGGCCCAAGCCCCAGGTCATGGGGGTGGACCCTAGTCTGACGGCCACTGGGGTGGTCGTTTCCGGCAGGGAACCTGAGACGATCAAGGCGAGCACCCCTAAGACGGGGTATGACACGTACCTGCGGTTGATCTCGATCCGTGATTGCCTCATGGACCGGGTCCGTGAACTCGATCAACCCGTGCTGGTGATCGAGAACTACTCGCACGCCTCGAAGTTCCAGGCTCACCAACTCGGTGAGTTGGGTGGGGTGATCCGCACCCGTCTACTGGAGGAGGGTGTGCCCTTCTACCTGATCTCGCCCAACACGCTGAAGATGCTCGCCACGGGTAAGGGCAACGCTTCCAAGGAAGCGGTGGGGTATGAAGCGGTCAAGAGATTTGAGGCCACCCCTAGCGATAACAACCAGGCCGACGCGCTGTGGCTGTGGGAACTGGGCAACCACCTCATCGGCCAGCCCACCGTTGACCTTCCCAAGAGTCATGTACGGGCACTGGAAGGGCTGAACGGACCCATCGGCTGAGATCGGTCTGCTGATTCGTACACTTGCCTCACTGACGAGGTCCACGACCTACGAGATGGGGTAAGAGATGACCGAGGAGATCGCGGTTCCTGAGGAGGTCGCTGTCCCCGAGACGGTGGTCCCGTGGGACACCCGGAAGGACACCCAGGAGGCGGCGCTCAGGGTCTCAGGATCCTCTGAGGTCGATGCTGTGGCCGGGGCTATCGCCAACGCGCTCTATGAGGACCGTGAGGTCTCGGTGCGCTCGATCGGTGCCGGAGCGGCGAACCAAGCCATCAAAGGGATCATCAAGGCGCGCTCGTACGTGGCGCTGCGTGGCTGGGATCTTCTGGTCCGTCCAGGCATGGAGACTGTGACCTTCGAGGACGACGGGCGAGGCCGAGGCCCTCAGGAGAGGTCAGTGATCGTCCTCAAGTGCGTGGTGGTCTCATAGATCAGCGGTGCTTGTCCCGGTAGCGCATGTGGGCCTGAGCCACGTACGCGATCAGATCCTGGGTCACGACGTCGTGCCTGGTTCCTGTTGACGGGCGCACGCTGAAGCCCAGGATCCACCCGGAGCGATGGATCGCTGACCACACGGCTCGTCGCGTGGCGTCTCCGTAGGCCCCATCTTCCTGGAGGTGGCGTTGCTGGACGCCGTGAGCGGAGTACTCCCCGCCGTCGAGATCGCGAAGCACCTCGATCCCGGTCTTGCCTCGGTACTGCTCTAGGCGGGGCATGTCAGCGGTGTCGACGTGGAAGCGGTTGAGCGTGCGCTGCAGGCTGAGGATGACGGGGCGGTTGTCGAAGTCCTTGGCGTCAGTCTGGCCGTAGTGCATGTCCTCTGGCTCCTCTGGTGGTGGGGGCGGCGGCGCAGGTGCAGGTGCAGGCTGCGATGATCCTCCGCTAGTTCTTGAACGGAGTTGGCTACTGACCAGGGGCACGAGGTCCGGCCAGCCGCGAACGTCTACCTTGCGGCGTGTGCTGGATGCGTGGTGGTAGACGCGGTTGGCGCTCCAGCCCTCCAGTCGGCAGATCGCTGCGCACACGCGCACCATTGCCTGCTGCTGCGCGGCTGGCATCGGTCCCGACCCGGAGTGATCCGCAGCCACGCCCCAGGAGCGTGCGCTCGTGCCGATGTTGTCGCCCCCAGGACGGTGACCCCAGACCAGACGGCGTCCGTTGGCGATCGCGGCCTGCTGCGCTGCGCTGTTCCCACGGCCTCCGTGGTTGCCTCCCTGGATGTGGACGAGGAACACCCTCCCCGTCTGTCCGACGAGGACGTGGTAGAGCGGACCAGGCAGGGAACCCCAGCCGTTGCGAACGACGTTCAGCGTGGGCTGCGGGTTGCGGGGCGAGGCGCTCGCTGTGGCGGTCCAGTGGACCATGATGCACGCCGGGGAGAACGTCCACGGGCGTGTATTGGTCTGCCAGGCCGAGACGAGGGTGAGATCGACGGGCTCGGCGCGAAGCAGTCTCGGCAGGTCGTTGCGGCGTTGGAGCAGCGTGCTCATGCGGACGGCTCCGGGCAGTCGTAGTCGTCCGACCAGGGCTCGGTGATGGCGTCGAGGTCGTAATCCTCGGGCTCGGTGCCATCTTCTGGCGGTCCTTCCTCCACGGCCCGCTCGCGGAGATCCTTCTCGTACTCGACTGTCTCCGGCGCGAAGACGTGGTCGCGCTGCCATTTGGTGATGAGCACTTCAGCGGCGGCTGCCATACCAACGAGCGCGGCGTTGAAGGTTGCTAGTGCCTGCATGTCCACATCGATCCCGAACAACGGCACTGCGGCGTTGATCAGGGCGACGACGGCGAGAGCAAGCGCGATGACTGCCCCTCCGTCACGGACTCGTTCGCTTGTCTGCGGCTTCTCCATGGTGGTCCTCGGTGTGAGTGGATGAGGGCTTGCTTCCCAAGGGTATTCGACCCTCGGTCGTTCTTCTCCGACCCCTCGGGTAGACTTGGTCACGAACCTGAGGAGGTGTGGGATGGATCGTAGGATGCAGGGCAACGCCGTCCGTCGGCGTGAGGGTTACGAGTCGAGTGTCTACGTCGCGGCCGAGCACACCAAGCCCCAGAGTCTGGGGGAGCCGCCCATCCCCGAGTACTACGGCACCGAGGTCGGAGAAGGACTGGGCCTCGACGCCAACACCTTGCCCAGGATGGACCCGCTCACAAGGATCAAGCGCCATGGCTGACCCCAACGTGAACCCCGCGCCCATCGGACCGATGGACTACGTCGGCGACATCCACAACATCCTGAGCCCGCAACTGGGCGGTCCTCGGTCGGAGCAGCAGGCCGCGTACATCGCCAAGTCCCACGCCCGTACCCCCGTCGATCCGAGCCAAGGGACGGCGACGTCCAAGCAGGGAACGATGCCGGGCCAGGCCGAGCGCCTGGGTGCGCGTCGGGCGGTGGACAAGAACACCCACGCCACGCACCGGACGACGCATCCCGACAAGGAGCGCAACGTCCTGATCGTGCCCTCCAGCGCGGCGACCCACCGGGACACCTTCAACCAGGGTCCGTCGATGGGGTATCAGTGAGCATCGAGCGGGCGGTCGTGATCGCGATCCTCATCGTGGTCTTGGTCTTCGTGCTCACGCGCCTGCTGTAGGAGGTCACCGCCGATGAGTCAGTGGATGACAAGTCGGCGTCATCCGGCTCCGGGCACTGCCGAGCCGCCGATGCCGTCGTACCCGATGCCGTTGTATCGGTCGACTCTCGACCATCGACGGTCGCAGGGACGCACACCGGACGCCCAGTACCCCTCGGGGTATCTCGGCGCGCACCGAGGCAAGCGAGATGAACTGGTCGACCGTCTTGGTCGTCGCAGCGACCACAAGGACTACGATCGCGGGGTCCACCACGGCTCGCGCATGGACCCTGAAGCGTACTTCTGGCCGTCTCACTTCAAGCCGACCGATGGGGTGAAGGCCGTGGCCAAGGGCGTGAAGCAGCGCCCCAAGATGGAGTACGAGCCGGTCATGCAAACCGCGTCGGGCAAGATTGGTCCCGGCAAGCCGAGCAACCCCCAGGTTGTGCTTCCTCGTGTCACGCCGTGGTCTTCCGGCTCCCCGGCGAAGTAGGAGGATCAAGATGCCCAGAGAGAAGCGTCACTCGTGGAGTCCCACGACGGCTGAGCAGCCGTTGCAGTGGCACAACATCCCGCGAGCCGGTCAGCGAGCCGTGCAGCGTGAGATGCAGGCGATTGGTCAGGAGTTTCCCGAGCAGGCTCGTCGGAAGGCCGCGCAACTCCAGCGCCAGTCCGATCAGGGCGGCTCGTCGGCGCAGTCGTATCGGAGCAAGGCGGATCGTCTTGAATCCGCAGCGGAGGACTTCGCGCCTGGTCCGGTAACGATCCGCCAAGCGGCACAGACACGAGCGGACCGCTACGAGGATGCGGCGAGCGATCGACGCTTGTCGGACGAGGGTGTGGCGGGATCACAGTGGTTCTTCGAGCACCACCGTGAGGTCCGTGACATCGGACGCGAGGTCGATCCTGACATCCCTACGGAGAACCTGCTTGCTGCTGGGTCGGAGATGTCGGCGGGCACGACGCCGGAAGAAGAGCGCAAGGCGATCCGCGAGGTGGCGCAGAAGGGCAGCACCGCCCGCATCATGGGACGAGGGGCAACGTCTCGGGCCGAGAAGGTCGTGTCGGGAGAGGTCCCGTGGGAAGAGGCGCAGAACCCAGCGAAGGATCCCAAACAGTACGGCTACACCCGCGCGTCAGTCTCTGCGGTGCCTGGCTCCGAGATCGAGACGGAGATCGAGGCCCGCAACACGCATCTTGGTCGCGTCATTCGGGGCGAGGAGAATCCCCGCCAGGGCACGTTGGCGCTGTTCGGCGAGACCTCTCCTCGGTCTTGGGCCAGCGATGATGCGATGGCATCCCCATCTGAGCGTGCTTCGGCTCAGGCGTGGACTCGTCATCGTGAGCAGGAGGCGCGTTACGAGGCGGGCTACGACGTCCCCAGGGAGGTGCGGTCGCCGCAGCCCCTCGATCCGATGGGCCACACCCCCGAGGACACCTGGGAGATGTCGATGACGACCAGTGATCACTTCTCGGTGCCCGCGTACGAGAAGTCAGCGGGCGACCTCGATCCCTTCACGAAGCAGCAGGACGCGCCCCCGGACCCGGAGACCGGCGAGGTTCCCACGACGAAGACCGGGAAGCGTCAGCAGGTCTACAAGCCCGGCATGGAGAAGGCCCCCGGATCTCCTGCGGCGCTGCGCCATGCTTGGGAGAACGAGGCCACGCGACAGGCGGGCAAGGAACTGCAGTCGCGTCACCAGACCGACTTCGAGGTCACGCCCGGCATGGTCCAGCCGGTGGCGTGGACCGCGCAGAAGCGCCGAGTGCCGACGCTCAAGAGCCCCACGGCTCACCAGCCTGGTGCCGTGGCCGACCCCGGCGGCGGGGGTCCGGCCTCGACGGACACGGCGTACAACCGTGCGCGCAAGGAGTCGGTCAAGCAAGACCGGGCCGAGAAGCGCGAGGCTCGGGAAGCAGAGCGCGTCGTTGCGCGGGGTCTTGGCCAGCGTCGTGGCTGAGGTCTCCGTCGCCCCCATCCCGCCTGCCATCGAGCAGGAGGCTTCGACGCGCCCGGACTTCCGCACCCCTTGGATTCCCGATAAGTTCGGGTATGATCGACGTGCGCTCACGGTCCGTCTGGTCTTCGCGGACCCTGGGGCGCAGGTCGGGGAGTACACCGGCAGTCCCCACTACGCACAGGAGCAGCAAGGACATGGCTGACATCCCCGCTCGCTCGATGACCGGAGAGATGTCCCAGGGCATGATCGACGGTTCGCGGAAGAAGGCGAACCCGAATCGTGGGGGCATCGAAGAGGACACCACCGCACACGCCCGAGCCGACCTGGCTCGGGATCTTTATGACTACGAGTCTGATGACTCGTACCCCGGCACCACTGCGCTACCAGACGGGACCACGTACCACAACCGGTAAGTTCAACCGACCACACATCGAACGCGGAGGGCGCGCCTGTGTCTCCTATTGCCCAATACCCTGTTACATCCGCCTACGACCGCGAGTACTTCTCCTTCCTCTCGTTCAGGATCCCCGAGGAACACTTCCAGCCCTTCAAGGAGCGGAGTGTCCCTTGGGGATTCCCATGTGGTGGAGGAAACTCGCTCGGGGAGATCACCTTCTACCGTACCTACAGCCGCACGATCTATGAGCAGTGGGGCGACTTCGATGTCTACCGGGGATGGCAGCGCATCGACTCCAAGACCTACGAGGCGCTCGAAGGCACAGAGATACCGCTGAGAACTCGTAAGGAGACGTGGCCCGAGGTTGTGAGGCGCGTCGTAGAGGGCACGTACTCGATCCAGCGGGACTGGTGCTTGACTAACCGCCTGCCGTGGTCGGACGAGAAGGCGTTGCGAAGTGCCTTGGAGATGTTCGAGTACATCTTCACCTTCAAGTTCCTCCCACCGGGGCGCGGGCTGTGGATGATGGGCACGCCGTTCGTTCACGAGAACCACAACGCTGCGGCGCTGATGAACTGCGGGTTCGTCAGCACCGAGCACGAGATCATCGACCCAGCGTGCTGGCTCATGGAAGCCTCGATGTTGGGTGTGGGCGTAGGCTTCGATGTGCTGGGCGCAGGTCGCTTCATGATCCATCGCACGTCCCAGGGCTTTGAGTCGTACGACTACGTCATCTCTGACAGTCGGGAGGGGTGGGTCAAGAGTGTGCGGCTCCTGCTGGAGTTCTACCTCTCGAACGAACATCAAGAAGGTCTTCCCAAGTTCGACTACTCCGAGATCCGTCCCGCTGGCGCTCCAATCCATGGATTCGGAGGTACGGCGGCTGGCCCAGGTCCGCTGAAGGATCTGCACACCTACATTCACCATCTCTTCGATGGGCGCATAGGTGACTTCGTCACGAGGCGTGACATCGCTGACCTCATGAACCTGATTGGCAAGTGCGTGGTGGCGGGCAACGTGCGGCGCAGCGCTGAGATCTGCTTCGGGGATGAGAGCGAGGAGTTCCTCGACCTCAAGGACTGGGAAGTCAATCCCGAGCGCAACGACATCAAGCAGGGCTGGGGCTGGGCTTCGAACAACAGCGTGGTGGCTTCGGTTGGATGCACCTCCTACGGTCCCATCGTGGATCGCATCATCAAGATGGGAGAGCCTGGGCTGTTCTGGCGTGACCTGGCACGTAGCCATGGACGGCTCGCGGATCCACCGAACTACAAGGACTACCGCGTGGCGGGGTCTAATCCATGCGTCGAGCAATCGTTGGAGAGCAAGGAACTCTGCTGCCTGGTGGAGGACTTTCCCACCAACTGCGAGACCTACAACGAGTTCGAGCGGGTGCTGAAGTTCTCGTACATGTACGCCAAGAGCGTGACCCTCCTCCCTACCCCGTGGCCCGAGACCAACGCCATCATCCTTCGCAATCGCCGCATCGGCACTTCATTGAGCGGGCTGGCTCAGTTCGCGGAGAACCGTGGGCTCCCAGAGTTGCGGCAGTGGGCAGACCAGGGCTACGAGGAGGTCCAGCGACGGGACCACCAGTACAGCGAGTGGCTGTGCGTTCGCCCGAGCATCAAGACGACCAGCATCAAGCCCTCGGGCACGGTCTCGCTCTTGGCGGGGGTAACGCCGGGAGTTCATTGGCCGGTCGCTGACCTCTACATCCGCCGAATGAGGATCGGCTTCGAGGATCCGCTCGTGCCCTTCCTGCAGGCCGCTGGCTACCACGTTGAGCCAGCGGTCAACGACGAGTCCACGGCAGTGGTGTCCTTCCCTGTTCGTGGACCGCAGATCAGGGTCGAGTCCGAGGTCACCGTCTGGGAGAAGATGAACCTCGCTGCGGAGATGCAGCGATGGTGGGCTGACAATCAGGTCTCAGTGACGGCGACCTTCGACCCCAAGAACGAGTCTGACCAACTGGGCAATGTCATCAGGGCCTTTGAGGGGCAACTGAAAGCGGTTTCGTTCTTGCCCCTCGCTGACGGGATCTATGACCAGATGCCCTACGAGCGGGTCACTGAGGAGCAGCACGACCGCATGTCCATGGAGATCAGTCCCTTAGACTGGGACTCGCTGTACCAGACGAACCGGGAGGAAGACGGTGATCGATATTGCTCCAACGACTCCTGCACCATCTGAGGAGCGCATCCGCCTGCTGGTCTGCAACCGTTGCCAGACCATCGAGGAACTCCCGATGCACGACCGGGACGACCCCGACAACGATGTGCTGCTCCTCGGTCTGCTGGAGCGTCACAACCACCAGACGATGACCTTGGGTGGCGAGCACCCCGATGCTCGGCTCCTCGATGTCGAGACCAAGCACTGGCACAACGAGGGCCATCGCAGGGAGATCATCGAGCGTATCCGCAAGGAGGAGGGCCACACGGGCCTGGATGACAAGTTCTACGCGACGAGGAACACCTTCCGTGAGGAAGCCTCTCGGTGCTTCGAGAAGCACAACCGGCCCACCGCTGAGGATGGGTGCATCGACTTCCGTGACAAGTCCAAGCGGGTCACCAACTCCCTGCAGCAGCAAGACGAGATCTCGGAGTTGACTCGGGCTCAGCAGGAGTCGATGAAGTCGCTTCGCAGGAACACGAGGATGTACATCTGCTACTACTGCCCCTACTTCACCAACCTGCTGAGCAAGAAGAGGAGCACCTAGACATGGACGACACGCAGCACGAGACGAACCACGACCATGGGCCGGAGCAGGACGAGCGCCCTAAGGCGCTCACCGCCTTCATGATCGTCATCGATGAGCGTGGCCAGGCTCAGGCCCTCATGGACTACCAGGACATCGAGAAGTTCGACGTCCTTCACCAGCCCGCACTGCAGGACATCTATCGCGCCTGCACCGAGGTGGCCAAGGACGTCCAGGCTGTGGAGACTGCGCAGCGCTGCATCCAAGAGCAGGCTCGTCTTGCTCAGCAGGCGCAGCGTGGGATCGTCAAGCCATGATCGTCACCGTCCGCTTCGAGGGGGTGCTGGCTGATTGGAAGCAGGGAACACCAATCACCGCAGCACGAGCCATCCCCCAGGGCCTGGCACTCGTGGAGGCGTTCTCTGAGCGGTTCCCCTTGCATGTCCTGATCCCCGTTGACGCGCCCCGAGACCACGCCATGAAGTGGCTGGAGCGACAGGTCCGCTGGACGGCCATCCCTTGGGTCACCAACCTCAAGCACGACGAGATGGTGGTCGAGGCCGTGCTCCAGGCCATGGGCTTGCAGAGCACGGTGCTGTTCCATGTCGATGCGGATCTGGAGGTCGTGAACGCTCTGAGCGAGACGGGGATCAGTGCCTTCTGCTTCCGTGAGGCTCAGACCTCGTACCCCAGGGACGTCAACCGTCGAGCCTTCGAGGCCCTGTACCCTTGATCTCATGCAGATCTTCTTCGAGGGCGCGAGCAACCCCACCCACCGCGATCGCCTGATCCGTTACGGGGCCGAGGCGATCTCCTACTCCTGGTCGAGCCTGGTGCCCAGGCTGCCTAAGACCAAGCCTTACCAGATCCACGAGCACTTGCCGCCCGACGTCGAGGCCATGGTGCATGGTGGCACGCCTCACGAGGATCGTGATGATCACGGTTACCACGAGTTCATCGCTGCCAACATCCAGCGACTGAGCCTGGCGGTCGAGATCGATCACGAGGACCACGAGCGGGTGGTCCTCAATCGCAAGGAGTTCTGGAGCCACCTGCCCGACAACAAGGCTGTCCCAGTATGGCGTCCTGAGCATGGGCAGGAGGAGATCGAGGATCTTGCTCTGCGCTTCCGGTACGTGGGGATCCACGAGAGGGCGCTGGGTGACGACGCCGTGCGTCGGATGGTGAGGACGGTCGCTGCTCAGCAGGGGCTGGAGATCCTGGCCCTGGGTACGACGAAGGTGTCTGACCTCACGGCACTACCAGTCACGGCTGCCACGACCTCGTCCTGGCTGAGCCCCGAGAAGTACGGTGAACTGATCGTGTGGACGGGTACGCGCCTGCGGCGCTACAGCGCCAAGTACTTCGAACGTGGGGTAAAGCGACACCGCTCGATCATGGACGAGGCTGGGTGGGATACCGAAGCCGTCGAGCAAGGGGACGCGGAGACTTTGTGTGCCCTCGCTGTGGCTTCCTTCATGTCCATGGAGCAGGCGTTAGCAGATACCGAGCCTATGGAAGAAGAGGCTCCGAATACGGAAGTGGGGGGTTCGGAAGTTGATGTCGCCCCTGCTGACCCCCCTCAGAACACGGAAGTCGAGCCCCGTGCTGATCGCAAGTTGTTGCCCATCTTGGAGATGTTCTCACGCACCGAGGAGACCACAGACGAGAACGGCAACGTCACGGAGTCCAAGGAGGTCTCCTCGCCCCGTGTGAGGGCCGAGAACCTCATGCAGTGCAACCAGTGTGTCCTGGCTGCCAAGTGCCCCGCCTACAAGCCTGGGTCTGACTGCGCCTACGACATCCCGGTGCGTCTGAGGTCCACTGATGACCTCAACGACGTCATGAGCGGATTGCTGGAGATTCAGGCTCAACGGGCCATGTTCGGGCGATTCAGCGAGATGCTGGAGGGCGGCTACCCCGACCCTGCGATCAGCGCCGAGATCGATCGCTTCTTCAAGATGACCGAGCGGTTCAAGGACATCAACGACAACCGCGACCAGATCTCCATTGGCATCGAGGCAAAGGCCAATGCGGGGGTGCTCAGCAGGATCTTCGGCTCGGGCGTGGGAGACGCCCAGAAGCAGTTCGACCACGAGATCCCCACTGAGGACGTCATCGAACTGGCTGAAGGCGATAAGAACTAGCGGACCCCTGTTCCGGGCATGTAACCCCCTTCTCTCTCCACTGGCCGGTTGGACGGTGGCTGGTCTTGAGTCGGTGAGTATCTTCGGTTCTTCGTTGTCTGCGGGCTTGGCGGGCAACGAGTGATCCGTGCCACCGACCCAAGGAGCCATCATGCGTGCTTCTCTAATCCTGGGCATGACTGCCCTGTTCCTGCTCTTGTTCGCCCCCGCCGCGCTCGCCCAGGTCGAGGTGCAGGAGGGCGACACCCTCAGCACCATCGCCAACCAGCACGGCACCTCGTGGGAGGCGGTCCATCAGGCCAACGCCCACAAGATCTCTGACCCCAACCTGATCTTCCCCGGTCAGGTGCTCTCGCTCTCTGGAAGCGCTGAGAGCCCTCAGGAGGCTTCGGACCCCCCTGCTGATACCAGCACCCCGGAGACTTCTCAGGAGCCCGCAGCGCCCGCCTCAGGCTCATCTGGAGTGCCTTGGGACTCTCTTGCCGAGTGCGAGTCCAACCAGACCTGGGACATCGACACCGGCAACGGGTTCTACGGTGGCCTGCAGTTCGAGAAGCGATCGTGGGACTGGGCTGGCGGTCAGCAGTATGCCGAGTGGCCCCACCACGCCACTCGTGAGCAGCAGATCGCGGTAGCCGAGCGTCTGCTGGAGATCCATCCCGCCGGGATCGGTGCGTGGCCTGCTTGTGCCGATTCACTGGGCTTGCGATGATCGTGGTGTCTCTCTCAGCCTGAGACACGAGAAGGGGCCAGGATTCGCTCCCGGCCCCTTCTCGTGTCTAGGGGAGGTCCATCTCCGCACCGCCGGTCAGGTACATGATCCAGATCCAGATCAGGATCCCGACGGCGATGGCGATGGCGAGCCCGAGTTGCACGTACCAGTTGTTCATCGTTGCCGGTCCTTCAGCGTCCGGCTGATGTGCTCGCACCCAGCGCAGGTTTCGGGGAGGAAGAAGTCTTCGTGGTGGTCGTGCGCGGGGTTCTGAGACTCCCGCCACACGATGATCAGCCACCAGACGATGGCGACGATCCACGCGGCGATGAGGTAGATCACTTGTTCTCCTTGGCTTGGGTGAGGATGTCTTCGGTGCTGGCTTCCTCCTCCTCGACCTCCCACCACCGGGGTCGGGGGCGGGAGGTCTTGGTGATCCGTGTCTGTGTCACGCGACCACCTCGGCCTTCGAGGGGCGCGAGAAGAAGCCGAAGGTCTCGTCACGGTCGCTGCGGTCCAGGGTGGCGGTGAAGCGGACCTTGGAGCCCACCTCGACCTGGCTCTGGATGGCCTTGGGGATCGTGCCCCAGACCAGGAAGCCCTCGGTGGCGCGGACGGTGAAGACGTAGCGGACGCCGTAGGCGTTGTCCTTGACGTCGGTCTTGACGACCTCGCCCTCGACCACCTGACGGCCGGTGGGGACTGGGGTGGTGGCCTGCTCGCGGGCGTTCTTCTCGGCCTGTGAGCGGAAGCCGTTGACGGCGGCGGCGATGAAGCCCAGGGCGCGGGCGTTGGCTGAGGTCTGAGCGAAGACCACCTGCAGGTTGTGCTCGTAGTCGTTGCGGCCAGCCAGGCCCTCGACCCAGGCGATGGTGCCCTCGGCCACGGCCTCGTCCTCGGCGGTGAACTCGTAGTCCTTCTCGATGTCGCGAGACAGGCTGCCGTTGAGGATCCGGCCGACGGTGTCGGCGGTGGCCAGCCCGCCCTCTTCCTTGGCCTTGCGGCGGCTGGTGAAGCCGTCCACGCGGATGGCGGCGGCGGCAGCGACGGTCAGGCTCAGCACGCTCCAGCGGCGCTCGCCCCCGCCCTCGAAGTCGTCGCCCTCGATGTCGTCCACCAGGGCCTGGACGGCCTCGAACCAAGCAGCCAGGCGCAGCGGGTTGGCGTGCCCGGTGAAGTCCTTGAGGCAGGTGCGCCCGACGTGGGCGTAGTGGCCGTCCTGGTGGCGAACGACGAAGGTGTCCTTGCGGCGACGGTCCAGGCCGCAGTGGTCGCAGTCGGGGCCGACCTCGCGGTACTCGACGGGCAGGTCGTCCTCGTGGCCGGGGACGGTGCGGATGATGTTGCCCGCCTCGGTGTGCTCCAGGGCGGCGACGAAGGTCCAGCCCTCCAGGCGCGGGGTCTCGCCGACCAGTTCGACGGTCGAGTAGTTGACGATCTCGTAGACCCCGTCCTTGTTGGGGACTTGGCGGTCCTCAGAGGAGACGAGGCGCAGGATCAGGGGCTCGACGCCGATCTTCGCGGCCCGCTTGTTGAGGCGAACGATCTCGTCGGCGATCGCGTTGAGGGAGGTGGTGCGGACGATGTGCTGGGTCATCTCGGGATCTCCTTGGTCGGTACTCCCCCATGATATAGGGGATGGACATGTTCTGCAATACCTAGTCTGCCAAGCATTGCCCTCCCTCGGATCCATGAGGCCCATCTCGTAGACTGTGGGCATGTCTCATCGCGCCCTCTCCCCAGACGAGTTCCACGGCAAGTTGACCGACCCCGAAGGCTGGGGCGGCTACTCAGCGAACCCTCACACCGGGGCCGAGCCTGAGTCGGGCTACATGGTCTCGCGATGGGGACACGAGGAGCAGGTGCCTGGCACGGCCCAACCTGAGGACATCGGCGGGTACTTGGAGCGCCATGGCGAGCACATGCGCGATCCCTCGTCCTATCACGGGGCGTGGCAGAGTGAAGGCACGACGTTCTTGGACGAGAGCGTCAACATCGAGGGCCGACGCGAGGCCATGGACTATGGACGTGAGCACGCTCAGCGGGCCGTGTTCAACCTCGATCAGATGAGCGAGCACGCCGTGCCCGCCAAGCCTCGCCAGACGATCCGAGGCACCCTCTTCGAGCACCTGCCCAAGGGTCAGCGCAACCGCATCGGCGAGGGGCACCGCACGGCTCAGCGCCAGCAGCGTGAACTCCAACTGGAGCGCCAGGGAGGGATGGAGCCGCCCGAGGAGACCAAGCAACGCAAGGGCTACACCGACACCCCGATGTTCTGATGGCCAACGTCAGCGAGCGTCAGTTCGGTCACCTCAAGCCCGTGGACCCTGAGTCCTACGAGCACACCGGCCCCTCGCTGCCGTTCACGGGCGCGCACTACCGCAAGTTGGAGCCACGTCGTCTTGCCGATGATCGCAGGCTTCCCGACGTCTTCGTGTACGAGCGGGTTGCCGAGCGTCTGAGGAGGAAGAGGCGCTGATGCCGAATCTCAACGAAGGTCAGTTCGAGCGTCTCTTTGACCCCGGTCCCGAGACCGCTCAGCCCAAGCCTCAGCCCTACGTGCGCCAAGCCGGAGATCCTCAGGTCGAGGCTCCAGGCCAGCAGGTCATGAACTTCGACAAGCCCGACCATCCCCTGGAGGTGGGTGGGCGTCCCAAGCGCACCACGAAGTTCAACATGCGTGGTGAGCCTTACGAGGCTGACTCCCCTACTTTCGACTCACCTCCTGCGGTGCTGGTCAGTGAGAAGACCGACCCCACGTACAGCGAGCGCATGTGGGCTGTGGGTGGGGGAGCGCGTACACCGCATCGTCCGTCGGCGGTCCAGAAGAACTGGGAGGCGCTTCCGGTCGAGAGGATCGGTCCCGAGGCCCAACTCCGCACTGGTCAGAATGAGGTCGAGCGCTCACAGGTCGGAGAGTTGAAAGACGTCGACCCCGAGACCTATGACGCACACCCGTGGGTGGCCAGGATGAAGGGGAAGTCTTACGTCCTCGAAGGTCATCACCGTCTTGCTGCGGCGCGCAGCCGTGAGGGCAGCGGAGAGATCCAGGCCCATGTCGTGGAAGCCGAGGACGCCAGTGACCTCGTTCGCAAGATGCGGGGGCTACCCGAGGATCCTGCGAGGAGGATGTGATGAACCGCAACACCAACCCCGTGCAGTTCCCGAAGAGGTATCAGCCGCAGTTGCCGGGCACCCAGGACGAGGTCAGTGGGCAGATGCCGTTGTTCGGGGTGCGCAACGCTGGCCCGGCCAACGTCTACAGCCGCATTGACTCACCCGACGCGCGTGACTGGACATCAGATCAGCCAAGTGTGCCTCTCATAAAGGATGAGAAGAGGATTCTCGGGTACGACCCCGATGATCCTGGTGCGCCCGGTTACGACGAGTACGGAGACATGGGCTCGACATCCGGGCAGTTCTTCGAGTTCACCTCTCCAGCGGGCTCGTCGGAGCGGCAACATGAGGCATATAAGATCGCCCATGAGCAAGCGATCCAAGAGCAGTCCACGCTCGGCTACGACGCCTATCCCAAGAAGGTCAACCCGGACATGGCCTTCCGCGATCTCTACTCCGAGGAAGGTGACTGGGGCCTGGGGCAGCGCGACTATTACACCCCTGAGGGCACGCTAGCCGGGCGCGTGGACTACGAGGAGGGGACGTTCGGTCCTCATGTCAACTACGCCGAGATCAATCCGCTGTACAAGGGGCGTGGTTGGTCCAAGGACGCCATGATGGACTTCATGTCCGACGCCGAGGGCATTGTCCATGCCGGTGACTTCACCAACGCCGGGGCGGGCGCGTTCGAGAAGAAGGGCATTCCCACCGAGCGCGATCTTCTTCGCCACTTCGAGGAGTACGAGGATCAGGGCCGTGGCGACATGGAAGACTTCATCAAGGAAGGTCAAGATCTGCAGCACGCGGCCATCTCGCACCTGACCGCCAACTCCCGTCGTGCGGAGTTCCTCGCCGAGGGCCAGAAGCACCAGCCCAAGCGTCACCCACCGAAGTTGCCGGGAGAGTGGTCGTGATGCCGCGCCTCAACGAGGGTCAGTTCCAGCCCAGGATGTTCGATCCGCCTGAGCGCCAAGACCCCAACATCTACATGCACTACTCGTCTGCGGGCCTGGATCCCGACGTCACCGACCGCCCGCTGCACATGGGCACTCAGCAGGCTTCTGTGGACCTCGGCGGGCTGTGGGCCAGAGGCACGATGTACGCCCTACGTCCTCGTGGGGAGATGGCCAACGCTCCGGAGATGCCGGTCTCGGATGCCTTCGCCAACGCCATGTACTCGCGCCCCGGCAGCGGGTACGCGCAGGCCGCGTACGAGCAGCACACCGGGATGGAAAGGCCATTAGACCCCGATCTACACCCTGGACGTGCGGCGGAGTTGGCGGACAAGCGCGAGGACTGGGAAGCGGACGCTCTGGCGTGGCAAGAGGAGAACATCGAAAACATCGGTGGGCGCGGTCTGTACTACGAGAACTCCGAAGAAGATCGTGGTTCGACCAGCGTCGTGGTCTCTGGGTTGGGTCAGGCGGAAGTCGTTGGCCAACAGCCTTATCGCTCCAGCGATTATTCCCGTGTTGGGATCAGGCCCACCAGATCCAAGGAAGTGATGGCCAAAGAGATCATCGATGACCCGGTGCAGCAGGTTCAGACCCGCCCGGCGGATGAGCCGTACCAGCAGGCGATGTTCAACCGGGACAAGCCTGATGTGACTTGGCAGGACCACCCGCCCTTCGGTGACAGCCCAGGACGAGGGAGGTACTCCTGATGCCGAATCTCAACGAGAACCAGTTCCCTCAGCAGGAGCCGTTGTTCGACCCAGGCCCCTCACACGAGGGCGAGCCGTGGCTTCAGCGCCAGCACGAGTTCATGGCCCGTCCCGACGTGCAGTGGCACTCGTCTCGTGACCCGATCAGGGATTGGGAGCCTTACCGGGCCACACACGCTGGCACGTTGAGCGCCGCAGCCGACCGTGCGAGTAGTACGGGAGGAGAGGGTTACCTCTATCCCATGGCCCTCGATGAGAGCCAGATGCAGTGGCAGCCAGGCCCGGTCAGCGACGCCTACGCCAACATTGCCTCGAACGATGACTCCTTCGCTATGGATGACTACCTGAACGAGTTCGCTGACGAGCAAGGGGATCTTGGGGACGATGACTACGACTATGATGACCATGAGTTACAGGACACGATCAGGTTCGCTCGTGAGGATTACGAGACCTTGGGAGGGCTGAGGTACACCAACGATCACGAGGACACTGGCTCGATCTCAGTGGTGGCCCCCAAGAGCGCGCTGACCACCCACGGGGAGTTAGTGGACCAGGCAGTGGGCGAGGGCCTTCCTGTGCCTCCCGGTGTGCGAGCCGAGCGGGAGTACCTGCGAGATCACCCGCCTCGTGCCAAGGACGTGCGCCACGCGCTACTCACCAACGAGCAGCAGTTCGGCAACGTCGGCGAGAGCATCCGCTCTCCTGCCGTGGAGGAATCCCACGAGCACCGGCTGAGCCACCAGCCCCCTGAACTGGGCCAACTGCCTGGGACTGCCTACAAGCCCAGCGATGCGTGGTCGCGGATGGGAAGGAACCCTCGTGCCTAACCTCAACGAGAGCCAGTTCCAGCCCAGGATGTTCGATCCTGGTCCGACTCAAGACCCCAACGTCTATGCGCACTTCTCTCGCGGGGAGGGTCTGGACCCCCGCATCACTGATCATCCACTACACATGGGGACGCAGCAGGCAGCAGCGGACATCTCTCGGCCGCGCAGCACTGGGCAGATGTACGCGCTGCGGATTCGGGGAGAGATGGCCAACGCCCCCGAGGTGCCGGTCTCAGACTCCTTCGCCAACACCATGATCTCTGATGACGAGGGCTTGGGGTACGCCGGAGAAGCGTTCCAAGAGCACGTTGGAGAGGAGCCCCCAGACTCTCCTCAAGGCCGGGATGACTGGAAGCAGCGCCGTGTCGAGTGGCAGCAGCGCAACACCGAGAACCTCGGTGAGCGGGGCCTGTACTACACCAACGATGCCGAGGACCGTGGCTCGATCAGCGCGGTGGTTCCGGGCTTGAGCCATGTCGAGGTGGTGGGTCAGCAGCCGTTCAATGTCAGGGGGTACCCCCACCTAGAGCGTAAACCCCGTGGTGTTCCTCAGAAGGAGCCGCCCATCAACGACCCTGTGCAGCGGGTGAAGTACCCCGCCAACGAGCCTCACCAGCAGGCGTTGTTCAACGAGCATGATCCTTGGGGGATCACCTGGAAGGAGCACCCGCCCTTCGGGGGGGCTCCGGGCACGGGGAGGTATGCCTGATGCCGAGACTCAACTCTCAGCAGTTCACCCAACCGTCGCTGTTCCCCCGATCACGGCAGGAGGTCGGGCAGCCGACCACGGAGGACCGCTACCACGAGGAGATGCAGAACTACGCCCGTGGCGGGGTCGTGCAGGTCAATGCGCCCGTTCGGGAGGCGCACCACGTCCTCGATGATGAGGAGATTCTGAGCCAGCACCACACCGGCACCTCTCAGGGGTCGTACACGCCGGACTTTCGCTACAAGTGGGAGACGGCCCAAGGGATTAGCAATCCGATTTACGGCAGCGTTCAGACTCCTGGCGTAAGTCAGTTACATCGCAGCGACGAGGGCCAGTACGGAGCGGTGGGGATGCAGTTGAGCCGCTCGGTGCGTCCTCGTACCACGATCATGCACGGCGACTCTCTCGGAGAGACTGCGCCCGTGGTTCCCATCGAGGACGTGGCATCGGGTAGGAGCAATGTCTCGATGTCGGCCTCGGTCCTCGACCGCAGGAACCACTATGACCGTGATGTCGAGCGGCAGGCGTTCGTGGACAACCCCACCGCCCTGGGGTCATTCAAGTACGTGGAGGCTCAGGTGGAACCTACCCCCGGACGCCTTGGCGTGGGACTCGAAGAAGTCCGAGGTGTGGAGATGAACCTCCCTGAGCGCGCGGTGCTCAACGAGCCCGGATTCAACCAGGCACAGAAGACCCAGGAGCGCATGGAAGTGGGTCAGCGCTTCGAGGACCAAGGGATTCCGGTCAACTACACCCGCGAGGAGCAGACCTACCAGCCTCCGCTTCCCGCCTCGGCCTCTGATCTCCGAGCGCAGGGCTTCAGCGGAGGCTCGGACTTCTGGGCTCGACCGGCTGATCCAGATGATCCCTACGGTCCTGCGGAGAACCTGCAGTGGACTCGCAAGCGCCGCCGTCACGGTAGGGACATCTGATGCCGAACCTCAACGAGGGACAGTTCGAGCAGCCCCATCTCTTCGAGCCTCCCGAGCCTCAGGACTCCTCGATCTACTACCACTACAGCAATCATCCTCCTAATCCGAACATCACCGACCAGCCTTTCCACGGCGGCACGATCGACGCTGCTTTGGATCGCTCCTACTCCAAGGTGCCCAAGAAGACCATTCAGAGGACGCCTGGAGGGTATCCATTGGAGCGAGGCAAGGGCTACATCACCGCCTTCCGTGCTCCCTCGCTTCCGCCCGCCGAGAGCGCCGAGCACTACGAAGATGAGGTTGTAAACTCGATGGACAAGATGCAAACAACCTCGTACATGAGCCCTCCTCGTGCTGCGATCGAGGCCGAGGAGGCCACGGGCGGCAACCTGCACTACGAGAACAAGTTCGAGGATCCAGGCTCGACCTCGGTGCGCTTGCGGAGTTTCCAAGACGCCCAGGTGCTCGACACGGTGCCCTACCACCACCGGGAGTATGAGGGTTACGAGGGCACTCCCTCATTCGCTGCCTACGGCCATGAGGGTGAGACCCGATATGGCACCAGTACCTTGCATCAAGAGGTTGCGGAGAGCGTGAACGAGATAGCGCAATCCAAGCAGGGGAGGCTCTTCAATCGACGCGGCCAGCCGTGGTTCGAGAACGAGTCCTAGCCCTTGATGAAGTGGTCCATGTAGTGCTCGTCGGCTACGTATGAGATCTTGTTGGCCTCTTCCTGGCTCCGGGGCACGTCACACACGCGATACCACCAGCATCTCACTGAGGGGCACGCTACGAGGATCTGCTCCCTGCCACGGTTGCGCTCTCGGATGTCTGACTCCCCCATGGCGGCAAGCGCCTGGTTGCGCATCTCGTCGTAGATCTCCTTGTGGTCCTCTTCGATGTGCTCAATGACGGGCGGGAGCACGACGTGGTAGTAGGTGTGCTCATTGACCAGGATCTGGGGGAGGTGCGCAGCCCAGTCACACTCGGGGTGGGGGCAGGGGAAGGTCAAGTATTCCTCATTGAAGATCTGAACGTGGTGCTCCATCTTGAACATCGCCACCATCATCGGCAGAGCCGTGTTGTCCATCCCAGTCCTCCCCGAGGTAGTAGTCCAAGGCCCGCTCTACGACAGGCGTCAATGCCTTGGTGTACTGCTCACAGGCCCAGTGCAGCCAGCGCATGTCCTCATGATGACTGATAAGTCCTGTGAAGCCTCTGAGACTTGGGGCGCTTAGGGTGTTTGACCCGGTACGAGCAATGCAGCCAGCCCAACGTGTAGCCCGCCACCCACGGCACCACGACGAGAACTACGAGTAGCAGTATGATCTCCATGTCGTGCTCATCTCCCGAAGAGGCTTCCGAGTGCTCTCCGACTTCTCAGTGTGGCAGGGGTGCCATACTCTGTCTATGACCCCTTATCAGTCTTCTTGACTCTCCTTGACCTTCTCCCACCACCTCTCCTTGCCTGGTGGAGTCGGCGTCTTCCATCCCGTGGACCCATAGACCATGCCGATGTTCTCGGGATCTCTGCACTCGGGTTCAGCGGTTCCCTTCAGGTGCTTGTCGAAGTTGGACGTGCTGCTGAAGATCTCCTTGCACGCAGAGCATTGGGCCTGAGTCTTCGTCCTCAGCGTGACCTTTTCCCTACGTCGTTTGACTACCTTGACCACTACTCGCTCTCCTTCCACAAGCCGGTGTCCCACCTCGCATCGAGGCGCTCGCTCCATTCAGCGAGCCTGCACCGCCACGGGTGCCGAAGCAGTTCACAGAGATCCTCTAGTCTCATCACGATCCATCGCTTCATCTGAACCTCAAATCTCCTCGCCCATCTCTTTGCTCATCTCAGTTCTCCTCTGACTCGTACTGCGCCTGTAGTTCGGCTGCCCATTCGTCGTAGTAGAGGTCGTCGCCAACGAAGTCTTCCACTACGTCTCCTCCTCGTCATTGAAGATGCAGTCCCACCAACACTCGTCGCACGGGCAGTTGGCCGCAGGACAGTACACCAGGTGCGCCTCCATGCCATGTCTCCTCATCTCGTGAAGTAGATCATCTTCGAGCCCTGGCCATCGCTGTTCAGCGCAGGACCGTACCGATCCCACGCCTCCTCCCACCAGAACCTCGTGAGCAGCACATCCGCACCACGACTGGACTTCGTCGGGCGTCGGTACCCCGGCACGGTGAACAGCAGGTTCTTGGTCCGCATCTGCGAGGTCAGCGAGGACACCGACTGGTGTATCCCCCACGCCGCAGGCACGCTCTGCTCGACCTCGTCAGAGGTCGCACCCCGGATCCCACGAGCGTGGACGAACTCCATGACCCATCTCTCCCTCTCGGAGATCTTCTTGAGTACAGCAGCCATCGCCATGTGCGAGGTCTCGGGATGATCTCGCCCTACTGCCCAGATGTTGTACTCGCTGCGCCGCTTGGACGGGATGATCTCCCAGCCCCACTCCAGGGCCTCGATCTCGCCACCGGTCTCTTGAACATGGCACGGCCACGAGATGATCCTCTTGCGGGTATTGCGCTCATAGCGCATCGCCGCCCACAGGACCGCGCCCAGCATCCCCGCCTCGCTCTCCCCCTCGGCAAACACCTCACGCTCGTTCACCAGAGCCGTCACATGGTCCGCAGAAGTCTCCGCGATCCACACATGTGCGGGGTAGCGCATCTCTCCCATCCTCCTCGGTCGGGCAAGCCAGAGTCTACACCCACGCACAACACCTCGCCCCATACGTCCAACGAGCGCGCGCCGAAAGGCCAGACATATAAAAGCCCCGCCAGTGAGCCCTCTCGGACCGACGGCGGGGAAGAGTCCCACCACCATATCATCCCCAGCGCACGAGAGACCCCATAGGAACCCATAGCGCGCGCCGAAGGCCAATCGTACCCATAGAGAGAGAGAGGACAGTCCCCAGAAGGTAGGTGTGTGTGTATCTCCTTGGCCTCATCTCCATCCTGACCTCTGTGGGTTCGTGGACAACTCTCGTTTACAGAGATACCCCCTGGCAACTCCTGTTTACAGATATACCTGTGAGAACTCCTGTTTACCTATATACCTGTGTGGGTCAGCCAGCCCCCCTGGACATCGCCATCTTCACTGCCCGTAGGGAACGAGCGGGGCCAAGAAGTTGGCCGAGATGCTTGACTTCCAAGAAGTTGGTGATCTCGCTGGCCAACATCCTGAAACCCTTGCACAGCAAGGCTTTCGGGCCAGAAGATTTCTCAGATTTCTTTGGGCCGCGCCGATTTGACAGATGGATCTTGGTGTGCTAGGGCGAGTCTACATCACGTTGCGTAGCAAGGCCGTATCTACTTGCCGTGACGCAGCGTAGCAAACATCTTGTCAAGAGATTTCTTGTGAGGCCCGTGAATGGCTCGCCAGGAGTTATGCATACGGCCTTGCCGAGAAACCCTTGCCCCGTAAGGCTTTCCGGCCCGGCCCAACATCCTCTATGCAGCCAGAAACTTTTTCCCTGGAGCACACGCGCAAGCGGATGTCAATACCTACTACGCTGCGTAAGGCCCCCCACCGTTAGCCGAGATTCTCCAGGGAGGGGGGCGGCAGGAACCCCGGATGAACTGGGGCCATGAAAGCCCTATAGGGAACCTCGGATGAACTGGAGGGACGAAGGTCCGGTAGGGAACCCCGGATGAGATGGGGAGGGGGAACTCCGGGGGACGAGGAGGCTAGGGAACATCCGTTGACAGGGAAGGTAGACTTGCGGTGTCACCGCCGACCAAGGAGACGGACATGGATACTGAGGCCCCGAGGGGACGCCGATCCGCCCCCGTACGAACGTCGTCCACAAGATCGTGAGATAGGAGAGATGATGCGCTACGTCAGCAAGCCCCAGGAAGTCGAGGCGTTCCAGTACGGCCCGGAGTTCCGTGAGGGCCTGGTCGAGGAGTTGGCCGAGTTCATCGCCGGGCGCAAGATGAGCCGCGACCAAGAGGTCGTGGACTTCGTCCAGCCCACCGGGGACTGGGATCCGCCCGAGAACCCGGAGGTCAAGATCCTGGCTGGCCAGGACGGCGCGCAGGGATGGGTGCCGGTGCCACTCGGGCACTGGGTCGTGCGCAAGCCCGGAGATCTCACCGATCACTGGCCAGTGGATCCCATCTATTTCGCAGGTAAGTACGAGCCGAAGGAGTCGTGGGATGGCTGACGACACCACCGACGCGATCGCTGACGTGATCTTGCAGGCACAACTCGCGATCAATGCCCAAGACCTCGCACTCTCGCTTCGAGAGGTGGTCGAGCGTATCGACCGCAACGCGCTGCTGACGGCGCTCGGCCACGACGACTGCGACCGCCTCCGCGAGGCGCTTGAACTCATCGCTGACCCTGCGACACAGGTTGTGCGTATGCCAGACGGTTGCAACAGCATCGTCCCCGGTCGCTTAGTCGAGATTGCCCGTGCCGCACTCGACGGGGAGGGGTAGCGATGTGCCCGACGTGCGGACATGCACATCCCGGCGGTGTGGGAGCCGGATGGTGCCCCTGCGACGACTGCGCCCTGCTGTGGACCGTCGTGCCACTCCATCTCCTGTCGCCCGAGCGCCGACAGCGTCGCGACGACTTGGCCCGCGCCGCGCTCGACGAGGAGGAGCAGTAATGGTGGCACTCGTTGATTGCTCGTGCTGCGGGGAGCCCATCTCTCCGGTGTGGCCGGACGGTGAGTACGAATGCGCTTGCGAGTGGGAAGGGTGCAATGAGTCGTGCCCGGTCGTGGGTGATCTGTACCGCGCCGCGCTCGACGGGGAGGAGGCGTGATGGACGCACGCGAACAAGCCGAACAGATCGTCGGCGACGCCCTCGACGATCTGGTG